GAACTTCCCTGTTTTTAGGTATCACGATTCAGGAGATCTTTTATCGGCACAACACGCATCAATGATTGCGGATATTACGGCAAAGAATCCAGACGTTATGAGTTGGGTTCCAACAAGAGAATGGAAAATGATTGACGAATTGGTTCGTGCAAGAGGGGGAGATATGCCTTCTAATTTTGTTCCACGTATTTCATTGCCGATGGTAAATCAAACGCTTGATAACGACGAAAATGAGCGCAGGGGTGTTGAACCGTTAGACCAGCGAATTATTGATTTGATACAGGATAACGAAGGCGTGAAGCATTCGGAAGTCATTACCGAACCAAAATATGCAACCCGTCATTCCCAAATGAAATCCACTGTATGCCCAGTCACAAGAAGCAAGAAAGACTCTTGCCAAAATCGAAGATGTTCGGCTTGCTACATGCCAAATGTTGATTTGACATCCTACATAAAACATTGAGGTGATATAATGACAGACATATTCGAGAAGGCGTGGTATGATAACCTCAAGCGCAATAAGCGTGATCGCCCAGACTTGGGAACAGTTAGCCTAACTGGTGCAACTGCATATCCAACTGTGGATATGGATAATATCTTGTATAGCGGTGAAATGTCAGGGGGATATAAGGGTAAAAGAAAACACAACATTGAGGCATTTAGGAACATTGACTCAGGACAGAAACATTTGAGTCCTGGTTTGCTTGCTGCAACGGGAGAAACCCGCCCAGACACAGGTATTCTCAGTGTTGAAAGAAAAGTTCGGACTCCAGATGGAAAAAGCACAGGAAAAACAATTGCTGTCGCCAATGCACTTCCATTGAATGATCCCTTTTTCCGTTTAAGTGAAAGCGCACAAAGAAGTGCTTACGAAGGAAAGCCACCAACGAATACGTCAAAAGGTCGAAATCCAAACCGAACTGCTCACATGTGGACCGCAGGTGATTTGAGCCGTGAGCAATTAGATTCTTTGATTTCAGGGGAAAAAACACCAACTGAGATTTTAGGCATTACAAATCAATTGGCTATGACAAGAAATGATTTTGGCGATGCGCTTTATTCTTGGAAAACGGGTCATCCTCAAGTTCCTGAAATTGAAGCCCCACGTTTTGCCTATGAAGTCTATGATTTGATGGATAAAAACCTCCCTCATAGCAAAAAATGGAAAATGGAAAACAGAATTATGCGACCAGATGTTCCGCCTCCATTCCGTGAAGCAAGAGGGCATACCGTATCTGGTTCAGTCGATCCCCTATTGAGAATCCCGTTGTCATTCTTAGGAGATGATCAGAAAGGGCTGGCAAGGCAAAGTCAAGGTGGCCGATATATTGAATGGACCAATCCTGAAAATCCTTCATACCGATATGAGGGCATTCCTGTTCCATTGAGTTTAACTGGCGATTACAAACGCCCTGCTATCTCAAGAGGAATCTCAACAGGAACACACGGACTTTACTTTGACCCAAATGATTTGACAGGCGCAGGTCAAGAACTTTGGAATGCTGCTATGTCTGGAGATATTATCCGCAGGGCTTTAGAGAGCATACAAATACGGGATGGAATGAGTCTTGAAAAGATGCCGCATCCATCTTCTGGGGATTTCAGCCGAAGGCAAGCATTACCAACTGCGTTTCGACTTCAAGGGGTCAAAAACAATCCTATGTATTCTCAAATAATGGGTGCATTACGTGAAACGCTTGGTGATCGTGAAATGATTGAAACGTTTGGCGGTGGTGGAGGACTCTCATTGGGGTTTAAGCCATCAAAAGCAATCATTAACGACATAAACCCCGACATAGGAAACCTAATGCGAAGAATCATCCGAGAACCAATGAAAATAGACCCAGAACAATACAATGTGGGCGTTGGCGAACCAATCACAATCCCTCATCCATCATTAGGTCAAATGAACATTGGAACAATGACGGAAGAGATGAAGACTCGTTTTGGTGAAGGCAACAGAACCTTTATTCCAGCACATTTTTACAATCTTCGCAATCAATACGCTGGATTAAGGGAAAAGGCTGCAAGTGGAACTGCAACTCCCGAAGAATACGACAAAATGGCTGAAATCTTCTATATGCTTCAATTGACTGGCTTCAACAGTTTGGTTCGATACGGCAAAGGAAAAGAATTGCCTTCATGGGATAATCCATATTCAACTCCGCCAGGAACTACACGTTCAAAGCAATATATCCCCGAAGATGAAGAATTAGCAGGTTCGTTTTTCCAACAAATGAAGGATGCTGGACTTTACGACGCTGAAAAAGACCGATACAAAGGCCGTATTCAACCAGGGGGCAACGCTTTCCGACCAACTCCAATTCGAGGGGGAATCGGAGAACACGATTTCGCACCCTGGCATGATGCTATGAAAGACTGGGATTGGAGGACTGGAAATGCTTTTGAGTTCTATGATGACATCAAAGACCAAATGAAAGCCGACAAGAACCTATTGACATTTGACCCACCTTACTTTGGTGAAGAGGGCGCACATGGTTTCTTTGGAAAAGATGAGCAAGAACGGCTTATTCAACAAATGATTGATGCAAAGGACAGGGGCATTCCCACTACGGTTTTCAATTCAATGCACCCTTCGATTGTTGAACCATTGCGTGATGCTGGATTTACAATCCATGAATTGGGTCGAAAAGACCTTTCAAGTTCCGATCCAAACACAAGAGGAACGGTTGGAGAACTTATGGCTATGGCAAACATTGATCAAGACGCATTCCAAACAGCATGGGAGAGTCAAAAGAATCCTCAGCCAGCGCAACGCACTTTGTTCTAAGGAATCGGTTGTTGCATACTTGGCGGAGTCATTGGGGAATGAGATATTCCGCCAGCACCACTTGAACCTTGACAGGTTCGGAGATCGGTGATAAGTTTATTCACAAAATACTCAAATGAAATATCCATTGGATATTGTAGTGATTGAGCGTAAAGTTGAATCCATTCCTTATCAGTTCCAAACAATCGAGCATAAGATGTTTGGCTGTTTTGGGAATGTTGAGTGTTTTGCCAGTTTGCTTCTTGAATCAAAGCCTGTTCAGCACTTGCGAATATAGCCGACCATTGTTGTTGCATTGCCTCAATGTTTGCATAAGCATAAATCGGATTGCCTAAATGACAAAGCAAACCAATGGCTGCATCTCGACAAAAATATGGGGCGGAGTTCTCATTTTCAGCATATCTGGTTATCCACGAAGAAACACTTTGCGGATCGTGAGTAAGTCCATCCAAAGCGATGTTGTAAGAACGGAGAGTATGCACCGCTTCGATTATATTAACTGCGCTCATAGTATCTCCACTATCGCCTTCTTATTTTATGTTGTTTATACTGTCATAGTTCATATACTTGTTAAACATGGGAGGTATCAATGGGCAAGCATGTTTCCGTTGTGATGAGAGAGCAACTTTTTGCTAAAATGGAAGCAGAACGAGGGCGTGAGTCTAAATCCTCCTTTGTTAATCATGCGCTTGCCTTTTACTTCAAAAACAAAGAAAAGGTGAATAATGATGAATAAACCTGATGAAAAACAACAACAGGGCTTCTATCCGCCCCCATTTGCGCCAGACGACACGAACAGAATTGACATTAACCTCATTGCTATGTTGTTATGGCAAGCCCTATTGACAGGTATTGCAGTAGCGATCTCTCACGCAGGTTGGTATCTCCCTGATGCGGGGGCAGGTGAGATGGGATTACAATATGGGTTGATTGCCTTTGGTTTCCTTTGCACTTCGATGGTTCTTTTCCATGTCGGAGGGATTCGTGATTCTTTGGCTATGAGGGCCGAGTTTTCAAGAGAAAATCAAGTTGATAAATGGCAACGCCAACAAGCACGTTTGGCTCAACGCAGGGCATCAAAGCAAAATTATTGGCAAAATCAACAAAACCCCCAATACCCACCTGGTCAAATAACTCAAAACACATTTGGAGTTCCGAATGACAAAAAAGAAGAATGATTGACCCTTGAGGACTCATTATGTGGCCTTTCACGACTCAAGCCGAGCGACAGACCGAAGCGATGTCGCAAATACTCGCTGAGAACGCATACGAAAGAAAAATGGAAAGGGTATCTGGATGGGTAAGGACAATTTTAGCACTGGTTGGGGGCATTACCTTGACTTTTGCGATCCTAATCGGACTCGATACTTTGGGACTCACCCCAACCGACGTGTGGGAAAAAATCAAAGGACTTTTCAATTGAGGCTTAATCCATGTCAGCCCTAATAGCGGGACACATGGTTATGGCTTCGGCCTCAGCCCTTTACACGCTATACCGCATCCTTAGACCATTTCGAGTTGGGATATACGGGCCATCAATGGTTGGAAAAACAACTCTTGATCAATATCTTACCGTTCCTGGTGATATTGACCCTATTCCGTTTCACATGAGAACGGCACACCCTAAATCAAATACTGCAACTGGATTTAAGCAACCGCATGAATCCAGAAAGCAAGTCCGAATGGTAAAAATCAAAAAACCAATTACAACGACTGATATTGCGGGTGACTCTATGTTTCGCAACCTTTGGGTTGATGATATGTTCGGAAGAAACGTTGAATTGATTATGTTTATGGTTGATCATAGAGCCATGACTTCTCAACAATTTGCTATGGATGCCGCAGCGAGCCTTTCATATTTGGTTGATAACATCATCAAAAGAGACATCAGCAAAAACATCTCACGGAAAGCAAAAAAGAACTCAAAAAAATATACGCCCCGTTTGTTTTGTTTGATGATTAACAAAATGGATATTTGGTGGGATGATCGAACCGAGATGCTTTGGAATATGGGCTTACAAAAAGAACACCCGATTGTAGCCCCATTCCGTGATTCTTTGAGGCGTTTGCGTAAAGCAGGTATTCGTGCCGAAGTGATGGCTATGTCTTCGCAACACGGAATTAACGTCGAAAAGAACTTAATTGACTTATTAGATTCCTTGTAGGAGAACCCTTATCATGTTGTCAGTTATGGGAGGGTTAATGGCGTGGAATGCTCAAGCCCTCAACCCCATGTCGTATGTGCCTTATCAACGAGGCTTGAAATTGCATGGATTAGATGCTGAACAATTGAAGGTGGTGTCTTCTCAAACTGGCGTTTCAGTTGAATTATTGAGGTCGCAGCAACGTGCTGAGATGGCAAGTGCTGGATCGACAGGTGACATTGGAGATGAACAATTGATCCCAACTGTTGAAATACAACTTAAATCCAACCCTAAAAATCCTAAAAAAGCACGTAAGAAAAACATTAAGATGCTTCGCAAAGCATTGAGGCCACCAAATTACAATTTAGGACTTTTCAAAATATACCGATACAATGCAGCGCATGAATGTGCTTGCTGCGGGGTTGATATTCGCAGGTTCCTTGAAGGCGATAACGCATACGCTCACATTGTTGATGACAGAACGGGCCTTTCTCTTGCTGATACATACTGGTTCGATGAAGAAACAGGGAATGCTCGAAAGCCATTAGCCAGAACTCATGGCGATCACGGCGACGAAATGAACAGTTCTCTTTGCCCCGCACATCTCCACATTTACCACACTTTGAAATCATTGGTTCAAGAACATGAAATGGCCGAAGAAGGTTTCAGCCGTATTGCCTCTAAAGGAACCAAGTTCACCCGCATTCCTGGTATGGGGGTATTGATGGGCGCAGGTCAAGCAAAGAATCGTAGCACATCGGACTCATTATTGAAATACGAACCGTTTTTTGCTTTAATCCATAAAGATGCACAGCACAGCAAAGGAGTTCAATTGACCCAACTCCCCAATCCAACGACAGGAGTTGTTGATATTGTGCAAGTCACATTCGATTTACGGGCTTTACAGGCGGAAAGCGTGTTGGCTCAAAGAAGTGCAATGGCAAATGGAGTTGCTATGCAAAACGCTATGAATGCCCAGTTCGTGCCGCAACAAGAGACTCCGATTCAACAGTAGGTGGATAATATGGGATGGTTTAGCAAAAACGACACGCAAAGCAGCACACAATTTGGCTCTCCCTCTCAACAAATGGGTGGAATGGGAATGAATGGAATGAATGGAATGAATGGAATGAACATGGGCATGGACCCATCAATGATGGGAATGCAAATGGCTCAAAACCCAATGATGCAACAAATGGCAAATGACCCAGTGACCGCAACTGCACGTTTGCTTCAACTCAACGATCCAGTGGCTCAATTCATCACATCAAACAATATCGGATTGGTTATGGATTTAATCGGTGAAGTAGTTCGCCTTTCAATTAAAGAGTTCTTTACTCAGGTGTCATTTATTACAGACGAAAGCGGTAAAATTACATTAGACCCTTCTTCATTACCTCCTTCGATCAACACACTTTCTCCTGAAAATCTTGGATTAACAATGACTCGGCTTCAATCATCGGCGCAACAAACGCTTTCGATGAATGAGCAGCAAAGACAGATGTTCCTTCAAGCGCATTCAATGGGAATGACAATGAATCCTCAACAGCAACCTGGCTTCTTTGGCAACTTAATTGGCGGTATGCTTGGAAACCAAGTTCAACAACAAGGCGGATTTGGTCAAGTAGCAAAGACTGTGGGAACAGCAGGTATGGTGGCACTATGACGGAAAAAGAAAATCAACAACAAGACCTCAACTTTTACAGTGCGCCAAGCGCAATTTTGAATCCAAACAAAATGTTGGTCGAAAGTGCAACAATGATCTTCATCATTTCATTTATGATGGCTATGTTCGTTATGCTTGTTTGGCGTGGTTCCGAACTCAATTCAACTCAGGTATTGATGGGCGCATTTGGTTTGATTTTTACCTTTGGAATCGCAATTCGTCAATTTGCTTCCTTTCGGTGATTCCTCATTGGGAATGAGGCGTTTTAATCCGCTACCGTATAGTCCGTTGCTCACCCGCTTCGATCAAGACGGAGATGGCGACTTCGATATGGATGATGTAAAAATCATTATGAGTAAAAGAAAACAGCCTAAAGACGTGTGCGTTGCCATCACTAAATCTGGCGAAAGATGCAAACGGCATGGCAATTTGAATGACGAGAAACTGTGCCATACCCACAGGAACTATGAAAAGACCAATTAAGGCAACTTGCGTGGGATAATTTATGGCTGGTCGGCAGACGAGAAAAAACTGTCCGTTTTGTCAGCATCCAGAACGTGATTTGATTGAGCAAAAGATTCTGGAAGGATCGCTTGATGTGAAGGATTGCGATTTAGAATATGGATGGGCTGAGGGAACAACACACCGCCACATGAGAAGGCATTCTGGAGAGTATTACAACAACAGCAATACAACCTGCCCCATTTGCACAGACCCCAACCGTTCCGAGATTGAAAAAGCAATTCTTGAAGGTGTTGCAGGTATTGACGACTTCGCTATTGAACTTGGGGTTGCCAGTAGCCTTGTTTCAACTCACATGGAAAAGCACACAAAGCCGATTATCCAACAGCACGTGCATATTGAAGCATTGCCGAATGCAATGAAAACAGTTCATGAATCATTAGGCCGTGTTGAGTCCAATATGAATCGCTTAGACCGATTGTTGGGTCGAGTTCTCGATCATGTTGAGAATCAATTCGATGATGAGCAAGAAGTTATTGAAATGCGTGATGTTGAAACCGCACTAAAGGTTCATCGTGAAGTTCGAGATACCTTAGTTGAATTAACAAAGTGGATGGAGAAGGCTGAAACGATTGAAGATAAACAATCAGTATCAATCCTTAATGTTCTCCAACAATTTTATTCGGAAAAATCACCCCATGAATGGGTTGAATTGAAGAAGCGTTTGGTTGCATCAGGGGTGATGAGTTAATGAAAACAGTTCGTCAATTGATGCTTGAAGATTTACCGCTACATAGCAACATATTGAAAAGTAAGAAGCCAAAAGAGGAATGGACTATTGGTGATTTGACAAATTACACCAATTCGGTTGATATGGTTGTCAAACGTTGGGCGGAGGCTGTCACTGAGCATTTAGAGTTCCCTGAAAGCATAGTTGCTGAAATACTCGGCTCTTTAGTTGTCACACGCTTATTGATTGATGATTTGAAGATTTTAAGAAAGAATCCCTCGGCTGATTGCATTTCACTTCTTGATGGAACGCAAATCATCACCGATCTCAAACAGAAAATGCTTCCAATGTCAAAATCATACGCACGTGTTCCTTCTTTGGCTCAATGGTATATGACTTTACCAAATGAAATAGATGTTGTTTATCGCTCAATACGAAGGAGGTTAAAGGATGGTCAGTAGCAACCCAAGAGAACCCGTTCTTTGGACTCCAAGAACTCAAGAGATGATGGGTGGTTTCAGTCCACGTGAAATGATTGATCATGACATTAACCCAAATGAGGATAGCGACGGTTTATCTCATCATGGCCGTGAAACGCCAGAAGATGGGGAGAGTCGTGATCAGCAAGACTCTCAAAAACGGAAAGAACGGGCAACGCGTGAATTAGCGGCAAAAATCCCCCACGTAAGCATCAAACCTGAGAAAATAGATGACACTTTAGGGAGATCGCCGCAATTTGAACAGGAACAACAAATGATTGAAGCAGGTATTGGCCTTGATTTGAATAGGAACGGTATTGGCTTGTCAAATGGATTTAATGCTGGTTCTGTCCGAACAGAAGGCCCAAATATACGATACGGAGGGGGCAATACTTTGGTTCCAGGTATGCTTGGAAAGGCAATCAAAGACCAAAAATGCACAGAATGTGGCAGGGCTGTTTGGATGCCAGACGACCCCAAAGGGTCTTGTATGTTTTGTGAAGCAGGGATAGATCCCGTAGTGGGTCGAAGGCAACACAGCGAAGCATTGCACATTGAGGGTCGTGATGACTTCGGAGATACTTCAAACATTGATTATTTCACCGCCAGCGAGGACATATTCACCGCCACTTGGGATAGCGTCATCAAAGGCAAAAGGAAATACAAAGGCCGTCGAATGTATGACGATGAAGAATCCGAAGAGGAAGAAAAGAAGTCCAAATCAAAGCGTAAGCGAAAAAAGAAGCGTCAAGGAAAGAAGAAAAAAGCGGCACGTGGAGGCCGACAACCTAAATCAATGACAACTCGACGTGCTGGAAACCTTGAGCAAGACATTGATCGTGGCTCAAAACGTCAAGCATTCCATCCAAACAAACACAGTGAGGCAATTCGAGGCGTAGGCCGTTCAAGAACCGACAGGATTCCTCTTCGATTGCGTGACCCTATCGCATGGGAAAGAAAGAAAGCAAATGAGCGTATGCGAAGACAGATGGGTTCATTGCCGACAGGATTAACACATCACGCTGATACAAGGGGCGTTGGAACAAAAGGCCGTTCTATATTGGGCGGCACTATTGGCTCAGGAACAAAAATGCCTTCTGTATCTCGAATGGGGTCTGGAACATCAACAAAGCGATTTTCAAGAGATGCGGTGGGAGATCCGTTAGGCGCACATGACCCTCTTTTCACCAAAGCAAAACCAAATCTCACAAGAGCCGAGATTATGAGCATGAAGCGTAAAATTGAGAAGTTGCTTCAACGCCTTAACAAATTGACAAAGACTACGCCAGAACTTGGAAACGAGGGTAAGGTGGGCGCACAGGCGAATAGCGACACGGCATCAGCACCAACTGGTGCAACCAAATTAAATGAGGAAGAACAACCGTATAGGGCATTTGTTGATATGGCTTTAGGACAAGAAATGGGGCTTATTGGCAAGAAGTGATTATCATGCCGCTTATTGTTCTTGATGATTACCTTATTCGTAAAGGAAACGGTGTATTCAACATTCATGAGTTCATTGATGCTATGCTTGGAAGCAATAGTGTTGATGAAGGATTTGCTGCTTTACAGGATAGCCACCACGATCTTAATCATGATAACTTTGCAGGTGTTGAAGCCGATGCCGTCAAAATTGCGGCAAGTCGAGGCATTGGTGGATTAACTCAACAGGACATCGCCATCATCAATCAAGGAGAAGCAGCAAATCCTCAAGCGTGGCATCAAGCATTTCAAAAAGCCGTCAATGCAGGTGCGCCATTCATCAATGAAGCAATCAGTAAGACAAATGAAATCAACCGTCAAAAGGCGGCAGTAGCGGCTGTTCCATTCCGTGAAATCCCTCCCGCATTTACTCAAGACATGGGGAATTATGTTGCAGTTCAAGCATGGAGATCCCCAGTATTGGGCTTCAAAGATCAAGGAAGCCATAATCAACAAGGCGCATTGATTACTCAATATGTTAGCAAGAACACAAAGAAGCCTGAATCATACGCTCGACCATATTCAATTGGCCTTCAAGCATTACGCAAAGAAAAATACCCCGATCTCAAAGTTCCAAATGCAAGTGATGAGATAAGCCCAACTATTTTGCATGGCGATTCACTTTACATCAAAGACCCTAAATTGAAAGCAAAGTTCGGTTTAACCGTTCAAGGAATCAAAGAAGCATACCCAACGGCTCATCCTGAACAATTGAAAGGAATGGCACTACAAGCATTACGTGGCTTGCCTGAGTTCCAAAAGTTCGGTGGTATCGCACATAGCGGTGGTTTGCAGTTCGGACAACATTCGGAAGAGGCTATGGGGCAACGCATGGTTGAACATAAAGAAGCAAATGCAAACTCAAGCGAGGAATTGAAGAACTTTATTCATCCCGAATTAAGAGGTCACGCTTCTTTCAATACAACGGGACATAGCACATATCACACCCCTAATCCGACAAATAAAATGCTGAAACTTTTTGCTCAACATCATGGTTGGGATGAAGAAACGACACGTGGCGTATATGAAAACGCATATTCTGGAAAGTTCAACAATTTGAGCAATACACGTGACAAATTGATGGCCGCAGTTCGAGAACAAGAGATGAGTGATGGGAAGCCCCCTGAATGGGCGGGAGATGCGGCTATGCCAAAGGGCGCAGCGATTGGATCGCCAGTTGATGAAGACACAGGCGGATTCAAAGTCAATTTCAATCCCACACTTGGAGGGGGTCAAAAGTTCACCCCTACAACTACCACAGGAGAAATCAATACTGAAACAGGCGGGGGCGCACCCAAAACGCCCATTCAAGAAGCAGTTGAACAACCTCTCCCTTACGCTATTCGACCCAACCCCGAACCGCCAAAACCCTCAGCATCATTTCAAGGCGCACAACCAATTCCTGTAAGACCTAAACCACCCGCCCCGCCGATGTCATCTCCACAAAAACCCTCTTCACCCCCTATGCAATCCCTAAACGCTTATCCCTCACCGCCCGTTGCGAATCAAAATAGGGGGAAAGGTTTCTTGGATAATTTAATGACTCGACTTGGTTATGGATATGAAACTTTATTCCCTTCGTTTGGAAAGTCCGAAGGAATGACCGACGAGCAAATGTTGAAAGAAATGCTTGAAAATGTTCAGTTGGAACTCGCTAAGAAAGAAGTAGTTCAAACGTCATTAACCAAATCTCCACGATCCATCAGTTCGATAACTGATGTCACAATGATTGGGAACAGTATGAAAAGACCCAATTCCGATATTGTATCAATTTACCACAGTCGAGGTGACTGGGAAAATGTAGCGAAAGCATTTGGCATGACTCATACTGAGGTTCAAACAGTAAAGGTGATTTTTAATGAATGATGAATTGATTTTAAGAGCAAGACTGGATGCACAGGGCTATTCGGATGAAGATATTGTCAAGATTATGGGGCTGCCTAAAGGCGCAGGTGCAGCATCAGGGAAACTCACCGACAGACTCCCTGGTGGCGCAGCAAGACAAGACAAAAGAATGGGTCAAGAAGGTTTTACCGCAAACAACCAAGCGTTGATTACAGGCCAAAAACAAGTTGATGCTCAACAAGGCTATGCCGACAAGATGGGTGCAAAGGGATATGAAACAATTACCTCCGTTCCATCTGGCATGACTGATAACAGCATCTCAGCCCCATTACCAGCAGGTTCAGGTGGGCCAAAAGGAAATGTCAAGATTTCCCCTCAAAGCGCAATGAACCGAAACATGACAACAGGCCAACCTGTTGCTGATGATTCGGTGACTGGAAATAACGCTCAAGCCGATAAAGTCAAAACAGAAACAACAATGGGTGCAGATGGCGCAGCCGCAAAAACCACAACAACAGAAACTCATAATGCCAATGCCGACACTACGGGCGAAGGCAACGGTGTATCAACCGCACCTTCAACATCTCAAGATTCGACAGGGACAGGTCCAACAACTCAAACCCCGCCTCAGCAACAACAGGCTCAAGGTCAAGGTGGCGTTAATCAACAAGTTCAAGGAATGGCTCAACAATTCCAAGCGGGACAGGATATGCAAACAATTCAGCAAGGAAAAGGTGCTGATAAACAGTCTTGGTGGAAAGACCGTTCTTTGTCGGGTAAAATCTTTGATATGGCGACTTTTGGTGGAACAAAAGAAATCGGAAGCACAGGTAGTGGCGCACGTCGAAAGGCCAATCAGCAATCTCAACAACAGACTCAAAATTACCAAACGGCAAATCAGCGCATGAATCAACGGGCAATGGGCATGAATGCGCCAATGGTTGCTACATCATTCGATTCTCAACTATCGGCTTATTCCGACGTTCTTTCACTTCGTAAATCAATCCAAGAGCGAAATACAACAACAAATCTAAGGCGGTGAGTTCATGGAAGAACGTGACGAGGCTTTAGATTTCATTTACAAGGGTTGGCGTGATGGCCGACAAAACAGAAGAGAGGTCCGAACACAACGAGGACAAGATCGGATGGCTTCTCGAAGACAAACTATGGAGGGTATGAATCGTCAGGCTCAAACAAGGCGAGGTCCACCATCACAAAACAATGTAGCCTCTTCTCCGCCATCAACACCTTATGAAGATCCCGTTGCTGCGGTTCTTGCTCGAAATGCTGCTGCTGATCAACAATCAACAACATCAGGGAACTTTACAGATGATGTGATGACACCTGATGATGAATCAACACCTCAAAATGAAGCAGTTGAAGAAGCAATTTCACAACCACCATCTTTAGAAACATCAATGGGGTTGTTAGGTGATGGAACAACTTCTTCACGGAGTCCAAGTGATCCAAAGCCAACTCAAGCGAATGTAGTTCCATATACAAGCCGTAAGGATAACCAACCTGAATGGATGAATCAATTTGAGAATAGAACACCTGTTCCTGAAACACAAGATGTATCGGCATCACTTGAAGAACTTTCGGGTAAAGGGCAACAATACAATTTAGACGGACAGCCAATCCCTGAACCAGAAAAACCCGTTGGCATGGGTGAAAAACCGTATGAGGCACGAAAACCTCCCGTTGCACCCTCCGACAAAGAGCCGCCAGCAGAACCATATAAGGGTCCAGAAGGAACTCCTGGTGATTGGAAGAATACGGCTGAATTAAGACCAATTACTCAATTAAAGCCCAATGGAGGTTCTGGTGAAGAAGCAAGGGTTGAAGAACCTACAATCGAAGAACCTTCGCCAGAAAAAATCCAACACGAAACCGCATTTAAAGAAGCATATCCAGCAATGGTTGAGCCAAAGCCTGAGCCAAAGCCTAAGCCTAAGCCAAAGCCTAAGCCAAAGCCTAAGCCAAAGCCTAAGCCTAAACCCGATCCATCGGTTTCTAAGGTCGCACCTAAAGCCGTAAAGACCGCAGAACTAAGGCCAATTAGTGGAAAGACAATGGGCGGCGAACCCACTACAACTCCAAAAACCGATAAAAACGTTCTAAACGCAGCAAAAAAGATACCAACGGCAACGAAAAAGCCGATTACTTCATTAAAGCCTAATGGCGGCAAGGGCGAGCCAGCCGCAAAGAAAACAACGGCGCAATCTAACATGGAACTCATTAACCGCAAGGTGGCATCGGAGAAAGGAAAGAATACTGTATCGGAACGTGCTGCCGCAATGGTGGCGGCAGGTATGAAGGGCCAGAAGCCCTCCAACGACAAAACCACCGAAGCGGCAAAGAAAGCCGCAAAAGGTTCTAAAAAAAAAAGTGAAGTGAAAGAAGAAACGCAAGATTTATCAGCCGTTGATTCAAAAAAACCAACTGATTATCGGCGTTCAGCCGACTCTTTAGAACTCGATTCAGCAAGTGATCTTTTGAAAAGACTCACAATGAATGATTTGCGAATGTTTGGTAAATTAAAAACCGACCCTTTGTTGATGTTGGATAGTCAAGGCTACATTGATTCGGCAGGGGCAGTTGATCCATCGCATGTTTATCAACACGCAGTTGGTCCAAGAAGCATGTTTGATGATAAAGGATTTTTTGTTCCTCCAAAGGAAAGGGGGGCAATAGGTCTTGACACGGATAAAATTATGAGTATGTCATCTGGTGGCGGGGGTTTGAGCGCACGTTCAAAAAGTGATAGGATAGACGAGATGGATCGGTTCTTGAGGATCCCAGGAGAACATAACAAAAGAGTTTCAAGTTGGGTCACACCGAAACCATATCCTTCAATGCCTCGAATTATCGCAGGGAGTCCTGAGCCACTTAGGAGGTATGAAGGTCTTCCAAAAGGAACAACAAACAATCCAGAAGGATATTTTAGAGAAGATGGCTCAAGAATCATGTCCTCTTCCCCAGAAGGACAAAGAATAATCAATGCAAAGAGCAAAAATCCTTTTCCTTCAATTAAAGGTCCAAATATGCTTTCGCCACGATATAATCCAAACTCAGGCTTTTTAGATTTTCCATTTGAAAGGGGCGTAAATCTCGGTGCAAAATCACATGAACTTCCTGGCTATTTGTTAGGAGAACGTTCAATTAGACCACTGGATGGTCAAACCATTACTCCTTTTGTTGGGCTGGATGACACTTCTTCAATGAAGGAGATTCTTTCCATGACTCCAAAAGAGTTCAAAGCAAGAGTCAAAGGCGCATCCCCTCAACAGAATATGTTGCGTATTGGTGAGGCCGCTTTTTCAGCCCCTAATATAAACCGATTCGCAAATATGTTCCAATCAAACAGTATAGACCCAAACCAAGAAATTACGTTTCATGGTGGAGAACATACGCCCCTTAGTTTGTCAGGCTTGGCTCACATGAATACTGAGGATAATGATAATCTGTTTCAAACATTGATTGCGCCGAGGCTACAATCCAATGATGATGGAAACCCTGTGTGGACCAGCATGAATGATTTATTTGAGTAGGTGATCGCAAATGTCCGAAGCCCTCAAACAATTAACTGCTAATGTTGATTTTGAAATGGGTCGCCGTGATTTCAAGTATTTTTTTGAAGAGGTATGTGGGAAGTATGAAGCAAAGAATCCCTGGATTTTAACAAAGTTTCACCAAGAATGGTTTGAGTTATCCGAAGGGAATAGTAAGACCTGCATTATTGCCAGTCGTGATCATGGAAAATCTGTATTTTATCGGGTTTATCTCCTTTGGAAAATGGCTTACAATCCTGGCACAGAAGTTCTTTTCTTCTCTCACAGCCAACACCAATCTATCGAACACATGGGTAAAATGAATGAGTTGATTGAATCAATCCCTGCATTACAACATCTCAAGCCAAAAAGAGGATGGGCGAAACAGAAGTTCAAGTTCACCAACAAATCATCCATATCGGCTATGTCTGTCGGGAAAGCAGTTCGTGGGGCGCACCCTCAAATCGTAGTGCTTGACGATATTTTGTCAAGTGAGGCGCAAACCCAACTCAAGCACATATCCTCATGGTTTTACACAGCATTATTGCCAGTTCTTCACCACACAGCCCAGTTATGTATTGTTGGAACTCCGTTTTCATATACCGATCTTTACGCTGAATTGAAGAAATTAAAATCATACGCTGTTCGAGAATATCCCGCTATCAATGAGCAAACAGGAGAATGTTTGTTCCCTGAGCGTTGGGATATGGAGGCATTGAACTCAAGACGCAATGATATGACTTCTATTGCATTCACAAGAGAATACCTGTGCAAACCAATTGCGAGCGAAGCAAGTCTATTCCCAGAAGAGGTGCTAAACAAAGTCAAAGACGAAGAGTTAGCGTTGTCTTACTATCCGCATGATGGCGAAGCCTACAACTATTACATCGGATGGGATCCTGCAATCTCAGCAGATCGGAGAGCCGACTACACGTGCATGATGGTTATTGCCGTTGATGAAAACAAAAACAAACACATCATTCATACTCATCACGAAAAGGGAATGGACTTTTCATCTCAAATTGACAAAATCATTGAATTGAATGCTCGCTTCAATCCAGTTATCATCGAACTTGAAACAAACAACTTCGCAATTGCATTCAATCAAGTGCTAAACGAAATCAGCGATCTTCCAATAAAACCATTCAATATGAGCCGTATGAAGAAAGAGGCTTTAATTCATACCCTCCAACTGCAATTTGAACAGGGCAAGTTGAATATACCCTACAAAGACGAAGGAGGGACACGGAGATTGATGAACACTTTATTGACTGAACTCTCCACGTTCACTATGTTGGATAACGGGAGGATGGAGAGTTTGGGCGGTCACGACGACATGGTTATTGCTCTCGCATTAGGCGTTCAAGCAACAAAAGAATATCGAGATAGCATCGTCATTTTAGATGCTGAATTATGGCAAGGAAGGTTGGGATGGGCAAATGTTTGAAGGAAGAATAGAGGGTGTTTTTGACGTTCAATCACCCGCCGATGCAATCATCAAAGTTCTCGACACCAAATTGGTTGAGATGGAATTAAAAAACAACGTTCAAGAAAAGAAATTACTTGAGCAAAAAAAGAAAGAGGCGGCAAATCAAAAGGATGCAGCAGCCGCAGGTAGCCCACGTGATGAAGCGTCTATTGATGGTCTTGAATCATCAAATACTGGTGGCGGTGATAAACAACCTGGAACATCTGTTCAAACGGCTACATCTCCCTTGCCCGTATCAAAGACATGGTTTGTTGATAATTTCGGAATGCAGGGAACTGAGATTGTTGATTTGTTAATCAAATCTGGGAAAACGCAAATCGTTGGAATTATTCAGCCGTTGATTGTTGAAGAACGAAAATCGTTGCTAAAATCCTTTCCTTCTGTATCAGCCGATCTTGTTGATAAAATACCGTTCACTGATTTTGATTGGAAAATGTTGCATAAAAATACATCATCATTAGAAATCCCGTTTAGAAGATTTGTAAAAAGTTGGAATGATGGGAATGATGATGCTTATGATATTTGGTCGAATCGAATTACCAAAGAGCAACATTTGAGTCTCCCTGAAAGAAAGACGCTACAAAAAACACATGAGGTTCTTGACAAACATGGGAACATGAATACACAATCGCTACAAACCTATGGGGTTGATGGAAGCACGACTAAAATTGCTATGCTTATCAAATCACATGGATTCCTTTACGACATAGAGGCATTTGGTTCAGGTTCAAAGAATAATGCAAGGTCTTTGTTTTATGGCTTAAAGAAAAATGACATCATAGTGAAGGATGCAGGGGCTTTAATCGGCAATTTGTATGAAATGGGGGGGCATTATGAAATTAGTCCACGTGGAACTCCAAGAATTATTTTACCATTCAATTCAAGAGTATGCAAAGAATATGCTCATGCACTTAATTCTCAATTAGAGGTGCGAGGAATTATAGCCGAGGGCAAAGGGTTGGTCATTGAGGGGGAATCCTCAGTCGCCAAGTCTCTTGATTTGGCGTTGCCCCATTTGAATGAGAAGAAAGGTGAGATCGTGGTTTTGAAGAAAGCACTTGAGGATGACGAGGATGCGTTAAGATGTTTGGCATATTCTCAAGCAAATACCCAAAAGCAGGTAAAGTTGTTGAAGTCATGGAATCTCTCACTTGAAGCATTTGATGAGTTAATTAGTGGTGTTGTAAATGGCTGATAAAGAGAGAATGGAACGTTTGTTCTCAGCCATTGGAATTGACATGGAAAGGCATACAACGCCTAAGCCAACAATGCCTTTGTTTCAATCTGGCATTCAAGAACCTCCGCTTTTACAAGGAATCACCATCCCTGCACTTTACGCTGCAACCTTTGAATGTGTAGTGCTGCGATCAATTTTGAATCATTTGTCTGTTGAAGCGTTTAGAAAGGGCTATGGATGGAAGCCAAAGTTTGTAGTAAAATGTAGGGAATGTGAAGAGAAATACCACCAAGAAGTCGAATCATGCAAAAAATGTGGCGGTGATGTTCGTAAAGCGGATAAATCCGAACTCGAATATGCTGAAACATTGCTGGAAAGCAAGAACAGCATGATGCAATCATTTATTGAAATTATGAAAGAAGTTGAAATGGACTTAAACATCGTTGATGATGCTTATTTGGTTTTAACCAAAGAATACTTTGTTGATCCTGATACAAAGAAAGTTATGTTTTTTAGGGTCAAAGAGATTACACGTGCCGACCCTATTTTCATGCGTATGCTTGCCGACAAGAGAGGTATGCGTGGCGGGAGTCAATATACCAGCCTTGTTGATCGAACATTCCGAACCAGCGACCCAAAAGACAAATGCCCTGTGACTGGAATGCCAGTAGTTCCAATTCACTACATGAACCTCGCAGGTGTTGGTAAAGGTCAAGTATATACTGAGGGTGAAGTCATTCACCTTAGCAAATGGTCGCCTGGTAAATTGTATGGCCGTAGTCCTATCGCAACAATGTGGCGACAGGTCAATACTCTCATTGCGATGGATAATTACGTTTATTCAGCATATCAAAAGAAGCGTATGCCGAGAGGGGTTATGGTCATCAAATCATCCAACATGGAAACGGTTGAGCGAACTGCCCGAAACATTCAGGAACACCTTGAGCGTGATCCTTCTTACATCCCAACAATTGGTGTTGAAACCGAATCTGGGCGAGGTGGCCTTGAATATGTGCGTATGATGGACACCCTCGAAGAACTACAATACATTCCAATTAAAGACGATATTCGCCAGCGCATTGCAGCATTCTTTGGTGTTTCAAATGTGTTTATGAATGATGTATCAGGTGGTGGACTCAATAACGAAGGAATGCAAATTGTAGTGAGCAATAGAGCCGTTGCCTTTGCTCAATCAATTTACAATCGAGTTTTATTTCCTCAAATCATCGAAGCATTTGAAATTAAAGAATGGGAATTGGTCTTGAATCCGCATGAGGAAGAGGATGAGATTATGCAACTGCGAAGAGATGAAATGGCAATTCGCAACATGATGCAAATGAAGCAAGCAGGGTATGAAGCAAACCTGCGTGATGGAATAGATGACAAGATACTCCACTTCGATTTCAAGCAACCCGACCCTCAAGCGGTTGCTGCGGCTGAGGCTCAACAGGCTCAACAACAAGGTGGAGGCGGAGGTCAGCCAGTCCAAAAGGGAGATGATACCTTCTCCGATCCAAACGCACTTTTCAAGCGAACTAATTTTGATGCAAGCAGGGGGTCTGTTCCTTTTGCTGATTCATTGGCTACAACTGCTGGAACTGATTTGCCGCCTTTGAGGAATCAAAGCGAAAACACACGTCAAAGCGGAGGTCAAAGTCCAGGTATGATTCGCAGGGTTGAGGGTGCGCCAACTGGCGCATCGGTAAAAACGGATAAAAGAGAACATAAGTCTCCACAGGAAAAAGCCATTGACCACCAAATCAAAGAAACAGAAAAACGACACGGTTTGGGCGGTTCAAGGGGCAACAGTCAATAAGTGGGAGATAGTGCCAAAGGGTGAGCGAAGATGTTTGATATTATTGAAAAGATGGACCCAATGGCTCGAAAGGCATTAGCAGCAGTTGAAGGAATACAAAAGGCAATTGCCTCAAATGACCCAAACGCAATCTCCGCAGGGATTATGGCTGCTGAAAACGCACTATCAATGTTAAAGGGCGATTTGGCACTACATGACCAAGTTCAAAAGTCCATTTCAAAGAATCAACCTGCTGATTTATTTATGGGAGTTATCCCTCAATTCGACAACTTAGCATCCGATTATAACGGGACTGAAAATGCGGTGGCTCAGGGAGTAAGTCGTCATGGTCGTGCCACTGGTTTCTTTACACCTCATCGGGTGGTTTGAACAATGTGGAAAATAGACGGGTGGGTAGATCGTCGCCAAACAGCGCACATCTATGATCTTTACAAGAACTCTCCTGTGACTTCTGTTTCAACCGCACCTGCGGCTTTGCTCATTAACGCAATTGATGACGGAATCCAAATGCTTGCATCACAATGCAATGAAATGAACCAACTCATGTCTCAAGCACGTGCAACAAATGTTGAGTCCGAACCAACTTTGGCACTTCAAAAGAACATGGAAGCACTTCGTCAAAAAGTCCTATCTCTCTCTCAAGACATTTCAATGATTAGAACCGCACATGATTCAATCGCAAATATGCAACCGCTTGGACCAATTCAACCAGGAATGGAAGGTATGCCACAAGGTATGCCACCACAAGGTATGCCGCCACAAGGTATGCCACCACAAGGTATGCCACCACAGGGCGGCATGGGGGTGGGAATGTGAGCGATGAACAAGAGCAAATTGACATTCTAAAAGAATTGATTGGCGAAGTTCGAGTTCTCAATCAAAGAGTCCAAGCACTTGAGGCTGAGAACACTTCTTTAGCAAAAGCAATTGGCGATCCCGAAGTGATGATGAAAAAGCATGGTTGGAAAAAGTTCACCACGCCCCATGCTGATGAAACTTTCGATCCATTGAATCGTCAAATACCAAACGACAATACTCCGTTTTCAGGAAGCGGTGACTTATTCCTTAAATCAAGAGATGAAAGACTCAAGGATTGGGAAGCAGCAGAACAACAGGTGAGAGCATGAGTATTCAATGGTTTAATCCAATGACCGACACCCCAGAAGGGCTTCTTTTAGGCGACGTGCAAGAATTGTTGAAAGCAGTTCGCAATAAGAAAAAAGCCGACTTGGATAAAGACGGTAAATTGTCAGGTTATGAAAAGAAAAGAGCAAAAGCCATCGAAAGAAACATGAACCCAAAGATGGGGCAATACAAATCAGATCGTGGTCAAAGAACGCCTCCAAATATGCCAACTCCAAAAGGCAACAAAATCAAGATTGACAAAACAACCGAGATTCTTCAAGAAATGGGTATTTTCGTAAAAAACACCACTTGTAGCGTGTGCATGAGCGACGATGACAAAATGAATTGCTCGGATTGCATGAGCGACATGAAAAAGTCAAGTATGGATTCAAAAAACGCATACTGTCAAAAGAACTTCCAATGCAATTATTCTCAATGCACACCTAAGCAAAAAGCAAAATGCGACAGGGAATGCGGAAAAGAATTGTCGAAAGCCGACATGAGCGAGAAGAATAAATACTGTCAAAAGCACTTTAATTGCAGTTATTCCGAATGTTCATCCAAACAAAAAGCGCAATGCGATAGGGAATGCGGAAAAGAACTCAAAAAATATAGTCAAGAATCAAGTGTTGAGAACTTATTCCCCAAGTTCCAAAACGTTGATGGCGGAATGCCAGTTGATGCACACGGATTCACAACCAATGGCACATACCCTGCAACTAACGACGGACCTAAAAAATCCATTATCAGTGAAACCGCTAAAATCCCTGCATACGCTCAAAACGGCTACACAGTAAAGAGTAGTAGCCTTCACATGCACTACAATGATGCTGGCGGAACTCGAAAGAATCCTCCAAACATTGACACTATCGAACAACGCCTTGCATCATTAACAAAACACGCAGGGCGAAACAATCTTGGAATGATCGGAGAGATTGAAGGATTGTTGAAGCAGGTCAAAGACCTAATCGAAACCCCTTCAAATTGAGGGGGGTTTAGATGACAACGGATTTAGACAGATTGCGAACTGATGCAATTATATCCATTCACAAAGCAAGTCCTTTTGATTTTAAGCATTATGCGGGTCAAATACCAGAAGGTGAAGAAACACCACTTGACACAGCAACCATGCTTGGAGGCATGAGTCCTGAGTTGCCCGAGTTTAGAATGACAAATCTATCAGCACCAATGGCCGTATCTCAAATGAAGATACCAAGTCATGCTGATTTTATTGCAGGTCATACAAAAGTTTCAAACAGTCCATTAACAGATTGGCCGATTGCATCTCCTGAAAATCAATTTGGGGAACATCAACCCTTTGGCATGAAATCGAATAGTTGCCCTTTGCTACATGGCGCAGCATGGGGCGACCCTGCGTATGCTGAACATTTGGCTCACGCTATGCCAAACCTAAAAGAAATCGCCCAACGTGAAAAACGAATCAATTTTGACCCAGACCGATACGGGCAACCAAAAGAAACACTTCATGACTTAATGATACGTGATCGAAATCGCTACAACACTTATTCCGATGAAGAATACCGTGATGGCAAAGTGAATGAATGGCAAAAACGTTTGGGATTATTGCCTTATTTGTTCGGTCTTGAATACAATAGCGAGGATCAACGTGAACATTTTATTCGACTTATGAAAAAAATGGGAACAAAGAAAGATTTGAACTCCCCTGATTCAAGAGTCTTGCGAAATAAAATGCAAGAAAAAGCAGGTATCTCTTGGGGTCGAGCATTGCGTTCATTTCGAGCAAGGTTCATTCCCCTCCTTCAATGGTGGAGAAGGGCAAGTGATCGACATGGGCCAGTCACCCCTGCTCAAATGCCAATGCCTATGATGATGCCAAATGTTGATTTGATGAAAAGTGACCCCTCCAATGCTGATTTACACTTCGTCAGTCCTTATGTCGAAATGCCGCAGGGAGTTGAAGAATCATTTACGCATCATTGGTGGGACATATTTCAGCCCTGGGGCGGGGTTGGCCGAGATTACAACTCACTACACGATATATTGAAACAATCATATCCCGAAGTATTTGACAATGGTTGGTTAGATGATGTTTTGATGAACACTTCAAACAATATGCTTGACACCTATGACTCCGATGGAGGGAGTCATTTTCCTAATGTCACCAACCATCCAGATGCTAAAGGACATCCCGACCACGCATCTCTTAAATCCAATTTTAACGATGCTGAGTTCTTTGAAAAAAGAAGGGCGAATTGGAGTCATGCTTCAAACCTTCACTTTTTGCATCCAAGTGAAGTTCAAGGTCAAGGAGGCCGAATGCTTATTCCATCCGACCAAATGATGATGAGTCGTTTAGGTCGTTCATTATCTGGTCAAGCCGACATGGGTTCTCCAAGAATTGGTATGTTCCGTGAAGAACACCCATCATCGAACCCCACATATTGGGATAATCACAATGCTCTATTCGCAGCAAATGACATGCACATGGGTAAAGTGATGAACAATATGGCTCAAAAAGTGATGAAACAACTTGGTTCAGGAATACTCAATCCAGCCGATCCAAAGAATATGGAACAAGCGACTCTTGCACGTGGCAACTTACAACAACTCGCAAGTGCGGCTGATTTTGCCATGAAGAAAGTCAATATGGGGGATGAATACAGGGCATTAGCCCCTTCAATGAATGGAACCGATATGGCAATGCAATTGAAATCAATTGGCCCAGTTCATCCATCATCTTTCGCAACCACCCCTCCGATTTACAATACAGGAAACACGCATCTTTGGGGTCATGAAATGCCAGCAACGCTCACATGGAAACATGATCCTCAAAGCGGAGGAATCAGTTTTGGCATGGCCGAGGAACCTTTCAACATCATGCAAAGAACCGTTCATGAAAATAAAATAAAAGCAGTTTTACCTTCATTATTGGAATCAAGCATTATGCCAAAGCAAAGAGACATTCATGCTTTATCAGCATTAGATTCCAGGGGGCTATCTCCTATCGCCACAGGGAGTATTCTCAAAGCCGAGGACTATGAGCCAACAGGCGTGTTCACAACCAAGATTATTCCAGCATATACAATTCACAAATTAGAAGACATGGATAAGTTGAAGGGATTTTCGGGCGATTGGATTGTTCAAAAGATGCCGCAGGGAAAGCGAATGTTTGTTGAAAAGAAAGGCAACCATTTGAAAACAGATAAATTGCCAAGTAAAATTAAAAAGCAACTTCGTGAGATAAAAGGCGATTTCATATTTGATGGATATTTGGATGGAAAAACGCTCAAAGTTGTTGATTTGTTGGTTCATAAAGGCTCGGATTTGCACCTCGAACCTCTTGATGATCGAATCAATGCACTACGAACTCTTTACGACTCAACAGAAAATGTTCACTTCCCAATGCCAACAAATTGTGTATCAACCGATCATGAAGGTTTGGATAAAGCAATAAGCAATTTTGATGAAAACGAATTATTGATTAGAGATTCCAAATCAACATTTATGAAAGAAAAAGAAGTTCACCCTAAGTGGATTCGTTATGCTAAGGAATCAATTGCTAAGGCATTCTATCCGCCAATGCCTGAACTCATTGTATATCCAAATCAAATCAAATTGGTTTATCCGTCAATTTATGACCCTGTGATTGTTAAGGGTGACTTCGATGGAAAAGGATTCAACATCTCATCATTTGAAGGGTATGATGCTATATTCGACAAAGCAAGAAAAGATATTCCATTATGGGGTCCAGTTGCTATTGATTTGCTCAAAGAGGGTGCTGCGGCAGGTGGTGGCGGTGGTGCATCGTCGGCAGGTGGCGCATCTGGGGCATTTACTTCAAGTGATGCTGGTTCTTATCAACCGCTTCATTCAACACCTAAAAGAAAGAAGCCACGTAAGTTGAAAATAACAAAACAAACCTTGCTACGTGCGCCATCAATTATTGGTGAAAACGAAGAAGGCGACAATGTAGCCGCTATTATGCAGTTCACACGTAAAGCAATCACTAAAGACGATACCGCTAAAACAACAGAATATCTTTTGAAAAATGTCAAGGGATTGAATAAGAAAATGCTTGAGATGTATTGCGGTGAATATGGTATCGAAAAAACAGAAGATAGCAAAAAGTGGACTGTGAATCAAGCAATTGATGATGATGTCATCGAAAATATGTTTCCTCGAATGAATCGGGTTTCACCAGATGGTGGCGCATGGTCTGGCCTTCAAGCGGATATTACCGCACCAAGAGGCCCAACAGAACTTATTGAGGATAGTGGGACTACATTTTACGATCCCAAAGAATCCGAAGAGGTTGAAGAGATTCCAATGAAACATTTGCAGGTCAAAGATAACGCAACTGGGGATCAAGCCGTTGTTGATATTGAAAATGGCAAGGCAACATTAAGAATGCCTCTAAAAACGCAACAGGGGATGGCTGATGAGCAAGAATCCGAACCTGATGATAGGTCGGAAGCCGAAGAGATTTGAACATATCCCTTCATATAGGATTACACGAAGTCGTATAGTTTAATGGCGACCAGTCTTGAACTCCACACCGCATCTTGGAATGCGGAAGGTTCGGACTTTTTATTGAAGTCGTCTGGTAGTCAAGGCGAACTTTATGTTGCTGGCTACGCATCTGTTGATATGGTGGATAAGCAGGGAGATAGAATCCCAACTGCTGCTCTAAAGAAAGCATTCGGTCAATTCATGGATAACAAAGCATTCCGCAACGTTCAGTTGGCACATTCTGGTATTCAAGTCGGTGAAGTTGTTGGCAACCACACAGACTCCGATGGCCGAGTATGGAAATCAGAAGTGGATGATCACGGACTATTCGTAGTATGTAAGATTCGCAATGATATTCAAAAAGCACGTGAAGTGCAAAAACAGATTCGCAACGGAGATTTGCGAGCATTCTCGATTGGGGGTCAAGCCCTATTCCGTGTGAGTAAAACCACACCAGAACTTGGCAACCATCGAGAGATTACCGATCTTGAACTGCATGAAATTACGCTGTGCAAGAAAGGAATAAACCCAGAATCAACCTACACGATACTAAAAATGGAAGATGATAACATGAGCAATACGGAAACCCTAAATGAAATTAAGGCTGGACTGAACACAGTCCTCAAAGAACTGAGCGAAAAAGCCGATGACAAGGAAATGAAAGAAGAAAAGTTGTATAACGAAGATAAAACGGATGCCAAAAAATCCTTTGAGGAAGAAGCGGCACTCGAATACATCACAACTCTTGAAAAGTTTGCTCAAGAATCTGGCGTTGATTTGAATGCGGTTCGTGATCACTTTGGTTTGGAGAAGGCTTACCTCCCAGAACAAGGTCGTGGCGGTTATTCTCACCGAGGACAAGGAGATGAAGTCGGATCTGGCGAAGGTGCAACCGAGCCATCTTATCCATCTCTCCCATCCCCAAGTGGCAATCAAAACGTCATCAAAGCCCCAAGTGTTCGCCCAATGGCAATGAACGCACCAAGCGGCAATGAAAACGTTATCAAGTCCTTGACTCCTGAAACATTGGAAAAAGGCTATCGAACTTACGCTGCACTTCGAGATGAAGAAGCAGTAAAGGGTCTTGTTGAGAAAGAATGGCAAGAGCGATACAATGTTGAAACAACTCAGGCAATCGAGATGCGAAAAGCAAACGATGTTGGCGTTCAGTTGAACTCTCTCCGTGAAGAGATCGCAATGCTCAAGTCGGAAAATGATACGTTGTCAAAGAGCGACTTGACACCTACAACCCCATCAACTTCAATCCGTGTTCCAACTCATGCTGAGTTTGGCGCAATGGGAAGCGACCTCGACGGCTGGCGAGCAGCAGAAATGCTCGCTCAACGTGCTTTGCGGGGCGAGTGAAAACCAAAAAATAAATGGAGATGAATAAGATGACACAAGGATATATCCGAACAATCGAAGACATGGAACGCCTTTACTACGGTGCGGGTGCTGGAACAAACGCATGGGCATACAGTGGAACAGACTTACTCAAGGCTGATAACCCATTGATGTCCTCAACATCAGGAACTTACCAAGCGATCTTTGGTCGTAAAGTTTGGTCACAGTTGAACCAAGAGTTCAACGCCTTCTCAATTCTTCCTAAGAAACCCTGGGAAAAGAGTGGATGGCGTGTCGTGACTGGCAAGCCAACTGATGCTGTCGGTGTCCCTGAAAACGGTGCGCTTCCAGATTCGACCAAGCCAACCTTTGAAGAAGTCAGCACAAAGCCAAAGACTGTGGCTTCTAAGTTTGACCTCAGCGAAACCGCCATGTTCCTTGCAGACAAGGATGATGGACTGGGCGATGCAAGGGCTGTTATCAAGATGGAAATGTCGAAATCTCACGCTGAGAGCATTAACAAAATGCTTCTTCGAGATGTTGATACCGTTGCTTCAAACAACTTTGAATCACTTGATCGTGCAACTTCTTCCTCTTTCACTGAACCAGCAAGTTTCGGTGACATCTCGGCTTTGACAGACCACAACATGTATTCCATTACCCGCAACTCAACTGGCGCAAACAGTTGGTTTGATGCAAACGTGGATGCTGGAACTGCTGGTGCTGAACGCCCTCTCACCCTGAATGTCCTTGACGGAATGTTCCGCAAGGTCTGGGAACGTGGAGGTCAGCCAAAGGTCATGCTCACTGGATATGATACCATTGAGAAGATTCAACAACTGCTTCAACCTCAGCAGCGTTTCACTGAAATGAAGCGTGTCACGCCATCCGTGAACGGTGTTCAAGGAATCCCTGGTATGGAAGGCGGATTTGTTGTCGCAACCTACAATGGTGTGCCAATCATCCCTGCAAAGGATGTTCACGCACCAGCAGGTGGACTATCTCGAATCTATATGCTTGATACAGATTACATGTATTTTTGCACAGCAAAACCAACTCTTTACCACGAAAGCGGAATTGAGACTGGCGATCCATTCGGTATCAACCGTCTTGGTCAAGTCGGACTCTTCCACACAATGGGTGAACTTTGGCAACTCTTCTATGGCGCACACGGCAAGATTCGTGACCTATCCGCCTGATACTCAAAACAAAAAAATATGGAGATGAATTAAGATGGCAAATGCAAACCTAACTGGAAATGGAACTGTTGTCCTTAACGCCGCACTATGGGCTGGCGTTGGTGGACTTACAAAAGTGAACAACGCTGGCACATTGATTGATGCTGGCGATACTGATTGGCTACAAAGCCCAATTGGATCGAATGCAGCAAATGGCACTGTTCACCTGGGCGTAGTTGATGTGGTCGTCGCTGATGGTGACGCTGCTTTCGCTTATGACCTTGCTTTGGCTACAAACGCTGTGTCTGGAACAACCCTTGTTGGGCTTCTTTCAGCACACAACATCACAACCGCAGGTGGAAACGCTTTCACGGTTGCTGGAAACGTTTCAACCACAACACTGATCAAATTGACCCCCGCAGCAGCAGGTCAAGATGGCGACACTGTTCGATTGACTTTCTTATACCGTTGAGGTGAACCTTGATGGTTAAGGTCCAATATGTGGGCGGCAGTTCTTACACTGAGTTCGCTCTTGATGGCGTGAGAACTGGTTTTTCACGTGGCATGATTCGAGATTTACCAGATTCATTTGTTGATACAATGATCCGACCTGGTATTGAACACGGCACAACTATGTGGAAAATCATTGAAGATTCAAAACCTGATGAAAAAACAGAAGCAATGAAGGCTACAATTGAGCCGACTGTTGAAGAGATCGTTGAAGAACTGGTTGAAGAAACAGAAAGCGAAGAAGCAGTTGAAGAGGTTAATTACTCATCCTTGACGAGAGCAAAATTGATGTCTCTATGCAAAGAACGTGGAATTGCTGTTAAGAACACTTCAAAGAAAGCAGAACTCATTGAACTTTTGTCGGCATGATAAGGTGATTTATCATGACGGGCAACAGGCAAACAATGACTGATGGAGAGAATTACCTCAGCCGTTGCCGTGTTAATCGTTATGTTGTTGAAATCTCAGGTGAGAATCCCGCAGTTCAAGTCCGAATAAACGGAAAGGTTTCAAAGGTCATTGTTGATGCAACAGGGGCGACAACACTTGGCTCAACTTCCAATGTAGGAGAACTCCAATTTTTAATGGATGTTGAAACAGATGGGGGATCCGAACACCCTTACTTTGATAAAATATCAAAATTGAACTTTACTGGTTCTGGCGGAGATATGGTTTCAATGCACGAAGTCACGCAAGGATCGAATCAAGGAACTGCTAATTCAAAGAACTCACTTCACTTTTCAGTTTCAACCACCTCCGCTTCCGAATCGGGGGCTGGCGCAATTAACGAACCCGCAGCATGGAACGGCCTTGTTTGCGGAAATGTTAGGATTGTTATTGGTTGCACAGCACCAGCCGCAGTAGCCCCACCATCCGTTGTCCGAGTCATTATCCTTACTGAATAAGCATCTATTATGAAAAGGGATATAAACAAAAACGAACTGAGGAATAAATATGGCATTGACGGTCACACAAGAAGGAAGAGATAACGTAAGCGGTTCACGAAAAACCGTTGTATTGAAAGTAGTGCCTGATGCTTCATGGCTTGCTGCTGGCGAAGCACTTGTTCTCACTGATTATGTCAAAACAATTGAATCAATCTCCCTTGATGGTGGCGCAACAGGATATGTCTGGCAATATGATCGGGCAAACAACAAGTTGCTCGCTTTTGAAGCGGGATCTGATGGTGCGGCTTTGGATGCCGTCGCTGATGCAACCAACCTTTCAACTCACACCGTCTATATCACCGTGACTGGCCGACGTGCATGAGGGGGAATACCCCATGCCAAGACTCGAATTAGGCGACATAGACCTTGACACTTCGCTTGAGATTAAAAAGCGAAGGAATACTCGAATGTTTGAGTTAGCAACGAATCAAGGTTCGATTGCCGAGGATCAATCTCCTTTCAGCAAAGAAAACATGGCGAGAGCAGCGAACACCTTTGTTAAGGTGACACAGCAACAAGCCAAAGACATTCAAAACATCGGCTCAGGAACACGTTGTTTGTCCTGTGGTATGCTTCACTTCTGTTGGACTCCCGAATGCGCCGTATGTGGAGATCAAATGCACTACAACTTAGGAGGACACCACCAATGAGCAAAAAAGACTCCAACCCATTCAACCCAACAAAGAAAAACCCTGATTCTCAGCCGTATAATGAACCAGTTAATCCAAAGAAAAGACAGCCTTTTGCACCAAAGCGGGATGTCGCTGCGGATAAGAAAAATATGGAGAACAACATGATGAATGATCCAAAGAACTTTGGTAAATCAAAGGATGTTGTTTTTGACACTTCATGGGATTTGATGAAGTTTGGCGATTGCCCAGTTTGTCTTGGCGATCATATGGCTTGCCCTACACCTGATGTTCCAATGTCAGCATGTGGGACTCGAAGAAACGCAATTAAACACATGATGCGAGGCAAAGGTGGAAGACCCCCAATGATCCTCCGCCAGTAAGGAGGGATAGACGCTGCCAGAAATCTTCAATCCAGGTCATCGGCCAAGTTCGCCTTTGTTCCCAGAAGAACTGGTATATTGTAGCGTTGATGACGTTGCCAATTTTCTTCAACTGCCCCTCCCCGATCCAGTGGCACTATCTGGCGATAGCATCGTTGCTGGTGATAATTTGAAATTGCCAATAACTGGTGCAAATTACAGGCGTTGGAAAATTGAGAAGGACACCTCAATTACTGTTTATGATGATGCAAATGCGCTTGGCGATACCTACACTGTATTGACCGTTGAAAGCGGCAGTAGTGGCAACGTCAATGTCATTGTTGAGCAAATAGCCAGCGAAACATATTCCACCGCCAATGGCGCACAAATACAAATCAATTCGGCATTAACCAATAGCAAAGAACGTGGATTGACGAAATCACAGGTTGAATCACTTATCCGTGAAAAGCAAGATTACATTGATACCGTGTGCCGTATGACATGGAGGCCGCATATTGCTTCTGATCAGTATTACAATTTCACCACCTTCAAACCGTATAGAAGACGGTATTATACTGATTATGTGGGTGCTGTTTATCTTCGACATAGGGCAGTTCAAAGAATCCTTCGTTTGAGCGTTTGGCAAGGCGACAAATACCGAGAGTTGGGTTCGTCAATTGCTAAGTTTGAAGTTAAGCATAATTCAATCACCGCTACGGATAAGTTGTTCCTATGCCCTGGTGTGCCTCATACGGCTACGCTGGAACGTGGAAAGACTTTGACTACGTGGGATGGGGATTTTGGGCATAAAACAACCGCACAGAACATTGCGAATCTCATTAACAAAGATACGGCAACTTCACGTGGAGATATTGCGATTGGGACTTTGACTGAGAATAGCAAACAACTCAATGTGGATAATGAGTATTTGGCAACGGCCAATAGTGATGAAGGAGATGGATTTGTCACTATCTCATCTATGCGTTCAACAGAAGAAGGTGAGGATTCAACCATTGCTACAACCAATCGAGAGGCTTTTGAGTTCTCATTGGTGCATGACCCTGAAAGCGCAATCACTAATGTTGATGGATCGAACTTTACCGTTGCTAATGGAAGCACCTTTAGCGAAAGAATAGGGTTGGTTTTTTACACCAAATCGGAAACAACTTATGTTGCTCGATGTAGCCGTTTGGCGAATGTATTCACTGTTCAAGCCGAGTTGGTGGCAGGTTTTACATCAAATCTGGCAACTGATATTGTAGTGAAGCAATTGCGATTCAAAACCGACATCATAGATGAAGCCCGTCAAAAGGATTGGTGGGCTATGGAGGATAACGGGGCAATCATGTTCAACAATCAATATCCGTTCTATGAAAACCATTCAATCAAAGTATCATACATATTTGGAGAGCGATATTTGGATAAGGTCATTAAAGAGGCTTGCATCAAAATGGTTTGCATGGATATATACCTCACTGATGATTATACAGTTCTTTTCCCAGAAGGAACAAGCAACATAGACTTGAATACAAAAGTGCAAAAGTTGGATGAAGAAGTCAAGCGAATGTTAATTCCTTATCAAGAAACAATCATTGTTGCAGGGATGGGTGGTTAAATGCTCTTTCTTTTTATGGAGATGTATATGAAAGAACTATCAAAGTCTTTCAAGGACATAGCCCGTTCAACTGAGGCTGCTATCAAAGGCGAATCGGATTATCGAAAACAAATTAAAGATCGTGAAATTAAAATGGCTGAAGCCGATAGTGATAGCATTGAGATGGATGATGAAGAAATTGATAGAAACGTATCTATACTTGCAGAATCAAGCCCTTACAAGAGAAAGGTTGATGAGGATTTGAAACGCACTTTGAAAGCGATGAATAGGTGATAATTTATGGCTAAAGATGCTTTGTTTGCTATTCGAGATTTGTTGGACTCAAATTGGAATATCTCGCCAAAACCTTCTATTGAGGATATTGCAGTATTGGATCGTGGCGAAGGTAAAAGAGGCCGACTTCAAGATCACGATGTCATCCGACTTTTTGAAACGGCTCATAACGAGGCGCAACCAGAATTGCTCTTTGATTTTGTAAATATAAACGTCAATTTGACGATTGATATTCGCACCGTCAAGAGTCGAGAGCGTCTTGCCGCCCTCCGTGACGAGGTTCGACGCATCATTCATAAGCACAGAAAGGGCAACAATACCGACTTTGATAGGGTTATCTTCAAGACGAGAACCGATTTGTCGGACCGTAGTAAGAGGTTCTTTCGATACACAATGCAAGCCGAAGTGATCACGTTTGCTGATGCTTTAGAAACAATAACATGAGGAATGAAAAATGGTTGGAACGATATTCAAGGGTGACGTAGCCGAAGTGTCATGGGGCAAAGAAACAGGATTGATGGCGACTGGCACAGGTTCAGCAACAGGATGGACTCACACCTCTAAATCGGGCAATACAAGCCTCATCACCATTGGAACAGCCAATTATTGGCATACAGGAAGTGGAAATGATGTTGAAATCCCAGACAATGCTCTTGTTGGCTGCATTATGAGAATTACAGGTGGAAGTGCCTTCGCATTAGATGACCATGCTTCAACAAAACGCACGTATTATGTGATTGCTAACGATACTACGGCTGGAACAATTACCGTTCAACCCTCGCTTGTCACCGCAGCAGGTGGATCTTCACACGCCGCCACAACCGATTTGCTTATTCTTGATTCACTACGATCTCCAACTTTTGAATCGGCTATGACCGATGCTGCACAGCAGGTTAAGACTGATCAGTTCTTTGGACTTCTTGACAACTTCTCTCTCCCTGAGCCTGAGATTGATGTTCGCAAACAACACATCATCGGCATGGGTCGAGATGTCAATGTTTTGACAAGTGGCCGTGAAACGCTTGCTGGCGGTTCTTTCGCCCTTAACGCTCACACCCTTCGGTGGATGAAGTATGCGCTTGGAGGCCATGTAGCAAAGAGCAAAGGCGAGTTTGTCACGCTTTCCGATGGCTCAGGCGGCATTACAGGCGGAGAACAACCGCTTAACATCAAGGCCGCAACTAAAGTGTATCAAGCACAGCAATACGGAACAGCCGACACCGATACCCTTAGTGCTGTTTCATCAAGCACTTTGACAGGAACAAGCAGTTTGGTTTCAGGTGATCATGTTCTTGTTGGGGCAAAGACCAACACTTCAACAGATGCAGCAAGTATAATTACACTTCTCACAAACATTGCCGCCGACACTCACGTATCGGTTGATACTTCAAATGGAGGCATATTCAAAACCCTAAGCAACACAGGCGATGTTTTGTTTGGGTCATATACAGGCATTGACGCACTAAATCTAACAGGGGCGGCAGATATTGATACTGGCGCATTAGCAAGAGCAGCAGCATCAGGGAATACCGTTTATCTCCTTGCCCCTCTTACTGCCGTCATATCTCGAAGAGATGTTCGAGTAAAGGTTGGTGCAACAATACGGGCATTATTCACAGCAGGTGATTATATCCAAATCATTGACAAAGATACGCACACTATTCCTGGTCAAGACGACACCTTGCCGACAGTATTCAAGAATGAGATTCGACGGGTTATTGCTGTTGATGGTGATTACGTTTATGTCGAAGAACCGTTCTTTTTCGCTCACGCTGTTGGATCGGCTGGTGTTGAAAGACTTCAATACACCGCAACGGATTTAAGAGGAAGTCCAAACATTGATGCAACAACAAAAGAACTCCAATTCGGCGTTGAACACACCCTATTTGGTGACACTTCTCTTCCAACATTTATGATTGAGCAATCATTCCGCAGGGATAACGCAACACCTGGTTCTAATCAGTTGCTACGCCTTTACAATGGATGCAAAGTTCAAGGAATCTCCTTTGCAGCAAATACTGAGGGTGAAGTTAAGTTGCAGGTTGATTATGAAGGTGGCCGACACTACACAGATACGGCAAATGCGTTCACGCCTCACCGCATGTTTGAGAATACTGCAAACACAGCAATTAACAGGAAAGCATCTGGAATTGCAGTTAATGGAGAGAAGCCATACCTATTCCAAGACTTGAACTTTGAAGTCTTTGGCCGACCTGTTCTAAGAGCATCACAGGTTGATTTTACCATCGCTAATGGGAATCAAGCACGACACTTTATTCGAGGGTATGAAGGGGCTACAACCGATTCAGATCAAGTTCAACTTGGTGCAGTTCAAATGCCTCTTGATATTACAGAAGCACAGCGAGAATACACCTTTTCCTTTACTGCCATGATCGAAGATGACCAACTTTGGGAACAGATTCGCACACGCAAGCATCATCAAAACACAAACGACATTACATTGAGCATGAAAAAGCGTGGAAGCAGTAGCACACGTGAAAATGCAACAATTACAATTGAGGATTATACCATCATTAAGGCCGACCATCAAATGCCAGAAGACAAAGGGGCAGTTATGGTTCAAGTCGAACTGGCGGTCCGACACCTCAAAGTGACGGAGAACTCGCCTTATTTCACGCTTTGATGATGAGGCTTTAAGACAAAAGAAAACAACGGTGAATACAATGCGATTAACGGGAACTGTGAATGTTGATGGAAAGCGAGTAAGTTTAGATTGGCGAATTGACGGCATATCTGTCAAGGCTGGACCAGGGCTATCAGCCGATGATGTCCGAGTTCATACCTCAATTCCCGATTTGGCGGCATCTGTTCGTGGCGCACCTGCGCCTCTAAAAGAAGTCGAAACAAACCGATGGGATGCAATGACTGTCACCGATCTTCGAGTCGAATTAACAAACCGAGGATTGACTGTATCTGGTAAAAAGGATGAACTGATTGCACGTTTGCTCGAATACGATGCCGAACCTGTTGAAGAAGAAGTTGTTGAAGAAGGAGAGGATGAGGATGAGCAATCCGAATAATCCCTTTGTATTAAGCAACAAACCTCAACGCCACGAATTAGAAACCCCAGTTGGTTTGTTGGTTGTTTATGTCAAACCCTTGTCTTGGGTTGAGCAGCAAGAGGCCATGTCACAATTCGTTTCATTCAAAACAGGAGAAGATGGAGGACTTGCGCCGAACATTGATTTGGGCGGTTATTGGAAATATGTCTTGACGAATTGTATTCAAAAGACTGAGCCAAACCTCAGCAAAAAAGACCTTCTCAATCTTACGCCAGAAGTAGGGGCTGTTATCAAAACAGTTCTCCCAGACCTCAATGAAATCATCGGACAATTTGCGGCTGGTGTAAGCCCTTTGGATTGACTTACGAGGATTTAGTTTCATTCCTCGATGAAGATTTAGATGAAGATGAGCGACCCGATCTCAATGTCACTCAGGCAACAATACTTTCTTATCAAGCAATCACTTTTGGTCTTGGAACTCATTTTGGTTGCCCCCCTCACTTTTGGGATGATCAACCACCAGACCGTGTTATGCTTGATTACATGATTATGCGAGCAGCAAATGAAAAGAAAGCGGAGATGCTTGAGAGAATGAAAAAACAGGCTGAAAGGCAAATGAAACACGGAAGAGGCAATAAGGGGCAACCTATACGCACAACGAGCGATGGCGACTCTTTAGATGATTTCTTTGAGCGACATAATCAAAAAGTGATGGAGTGATAAAATGTCCGATGAGATGAATAAGTTTCTATCGGCACAGTCCAAGTTGAACACCCTTGCGAAAGAACAGGGTAAATCAATGAACATTCTTAACATGAAATACAAATTGATTAACAAAACATTAGGTCCATTTTATCGCAAGTATGTTGATTTGAAAAATACTGCTGAAACCGTAGTGGATGTTTTTGAAGAGGTCGGTGCTTCGACTGAAAAATTGGCTAAGGCAACCGATCTTCTTCTAAAGCCAGTGACAGGAGTTTTGAAAGCATTCACCCAAATAAACACAATTATGATTTTTGTTTTAGGCGCATTTGCATTGGTTGGTGCGGCTATATTTTTACTCACCAAATCATTTGGAGGTGGTGAATCGGCCTTTGCCGCTTTCGGAATGGTTGTTGAGGCAGGTAAAGGTGTCATTGAGGCTTTTATGGGTGTTGTAAGTGCTGTCGGAGATGCGGTGGGCGGTATTGACTTTGAAGGGTCGGCAGGGGTGTTTATACCAATGTTAGAAGGTATTTTTGTATTCCTTTCAAACATCCTCACCTTGTATCTTACTTTCATTGGTGCGGTATTGACTGGAATTGGAGATATTGTCACACGTATGGATGAAGCGGGTATGTTTCAAAGGATCGTGGATGCCTTCGGAACATTCTTTGGTCTTGTCGGCATGGCTTTAGGAATCATAATGGATGCGTTTGATGATACAGGAATTACAATGGATGATTTAATTTCAGGTATTGAGAACGCTGTAAATGGATTTGTCAATTTCTTGTTCAACAGTGGACTCATTGAGTTTGCAGTTCAAGTGATTGAATACGTTGCGGTGTTTTATGGCGTATTAGCAGTTGTTATTGCTTCTGTTATTGCACTTTTCATCAAGATTTGGGGAATTGTTGGCCCCCCATTGGTTCGATTTGTTAGTGCGTTTTTCAGTTTCCTTGAGCCAATTATTCGGATTGTGACGGGAATAATCGGACTAATTATGAATGCAATTATGGGGCTTATTGGCTGGCTTGCGCCATATTTTGAGGATGCGATGGATGGCCTAATGTATATCCTTGAGCCGATTCTTGACGTTATCACCACGATTATTGATGGGGCTTCGGAAGCACTTTCATTTGGAGGCGATCTATTGGGCGGTGCTGCTGATTTCATGGGCTTTAATGACGGCGGAGTAGCAAGTGGACCGAAAAGCGGCTATCCAGTCACACTACACGGAACGGAGGCAGTTGTCCCTCTTCCAGATGGTCGAACAATCCCCGTATCAATCAAAGGCGGCATGGGGGGCGGTTCATCCACCAATACCAACATTACAATCAATGTAAGCGGTGGAGGGAATGCTAAAGAAATCGCAAAGGCCGTCAGCGATGAAGTAAGTAAAGTCATGAGAAACCGTTCAAGGGGCGGCAACTTCACAAGAGGGGTGATTTGATTGCCAAAGATTCAATTGATACGAAGGGATAGCACTATCATAGAACTCGAAGCAACAAGCATCGGCATTTCGATCCAACGCAACGTTTTGGTTCACCCTATTCCTTTGTTGGCGACACGTGCAGCGTTGGACCTTAACCAACCTCAAGTTGGCATTGTTATTGATGGAATTATTACCGATGATGAAGAAGCAAAAGGGGCTTCGGCTGCTGAATTAACTCTTGATTTATCCCTTGCATTTGGAAATGCAGGTGCAACTTCATGGTATCTATCCGCCCTTCCAAACGGATTCGCATTGGGTGGCGGTCTTGGCGCAAATTGGCCTAACATCAAAACACAAATCCATTTAGCAACAATCAAGTTTCAAACCAAAGGCCAAGTTGTGGCTGGACTGGGTGAAGCAAATGAAATTAGGCTGTATAATGGCAGTTTAGCGAATACAGTTGCTACAAAAAGCGTCATCAATGTGAACGTTTCATCCACCACCAACACATCAACGCTTTCAACGGCCATTGTAAATGCTTTGAATGCGGCAAGTATCAAAGTTGATACTGCAACCGTATCTCTTTCATCCCATGTCACCGTTTCAACCAAAGCAGGTCAAGCGGCGGCAGTATCATATCAAAATCAAAACGGTTCAATCGGAACATACTCGAATGAAATGATTTCAATAAGAAACGTTCAAACAGGAGAATTAGGCAATACGATTACAAACGTGATGAAACAAAGTGGAACGAGCAATACCTCATGGGAGAAGCAATTCTTTGTCACCAATATGACTGGCGGTGTTGATGGAATACAGATGACACGTGGAGATAAATTACAAGACCTCATCAACGCTGTGACAAATCCAAGTGCTGGTGGTGCTTTAATTAGTCCACAGGTATTGACTGGATCGGCAATTGACTTGCCAGATTCTATTGCTTCTTTTGATTCAGCGCAATTTTTACGCATAGATCAAGCAAAGTCTGTTAAAAAATACATTGTAGGAGTTCGCATCCCCTATGAATCGCTTGTTTCATCAGCATCAGGCAACAGGGAATTGAGGCAATTCTTGATACCTGCTGGACCAGGAACCGACCATTCGGCAATATCGAATACTGAATCTTATGACCCAGTGGATATTATCAACAACAAGGCAGTTCGCCCAAACCCGTTTTTGAGGCAAGGTGTGGCTATACCAGTTGTTGTTCAATCCTTCGACCCTGGTTATGAAGCGGGTGATTCGGTGTGGACTTATCAAATCAACCTCGCACCAGTTGAACAGTTGGTGGGGTTGTGAAATGGGGCTTCACAGAATCAAGAGCAAAGCCATTCGTTTCAATGGTTTTACGGATGGAATAGTCGTTCCAACAGGGCAATTCAAAGAATCGGGAGTCAATTTACTCCGCCCAACATACGCAGGTGGATCGGCAACCACCACCAGTCAAGCAACCAAAATTGGTCGAAAACATTTGCCAAATGAAACGAACCCTCTCAATAACATATTGGGTGCATTTACAATCAATGCTTACGTTGTTCCAAATTATGGTGGAACTGTTGTTGTTAAGCCAGAATGTTTTGAACTGAAAGTGGGCGACCCTTTCAAAGCAGCACCAATTCAGTTCTCTATACATTGTATTGGCAGGGTTTTTACTTTGATTACCCCCTTTGACGTTAATACATTGATGGAATCTCATTCAGGGGCATATACTGGGGGTGAACACCTTCCAAATGACCTATCCGAAGGGGCGCAACCATTGATGCTCATTACTGCTCAATTTACAGGAGATGCAATGCGTTTGTATGTCAATACAAATCTTGTTGCTTCATTGAATCTAATTGAACAGCGTATTTTAGATAACGTTTCATCGGATTTGTTTATCGGCGGGAGAGGGGGAGAGTTTCGAGGTATAATCGAAAGTATTCGCATTGACAGTGGCGAAGATATGCCAATCCTCGCCCCATTATCGGTTATTGATGATACACTGGGTTTTTGGGATTTTGAAGATGAGTTGCATATACCCAATTTACATTTTTTCAATAACAGAAACGAAGCCACGCCGTATCAAGGAAGAGATGGAACTTCCGATCACAAAGAGAACTTTGAATTGCCTTTGGTTTTTATTGGATATGATTTTCAAAACATCAACGATTTGGGATATTTCAAGGTATATCAAAAGCCAGCACATCCAAACGGCAACGATGACTCATACTCAGCATTGGAAAAAATTGCTTCTTTTGCTACGGGAATTGAACTTGAAAAAATAAAAGAACAAACATGGTTTTCCACTTCTTTGAACTTAAACGCATACGCTTACGGAACTAACATTGGAACGTTGGATTACTTAGCATCGGATCGAATTAAGCATTCAACGTTAAACGCAGTTATCAATCAATCTGGAACGCACCCAATAACTGGCCTTGCTAAAAGTGCAAGTGGTCGTTTAATCAATATGACATCAGGCTCGGACATAGCACTTGCCAATATCGCTGATTTAGATCCGATGGTTAATCCAATTGAAAGAGTTCGGATTATCGCTCTCGATTTTGCTAATGACAGAATTATTTGTCAATCCGTTCACCTTGCTAATGATGCTACAAGCGGGGCTACAACCGATAATCACCCAAAGGGTCAAGGAATGTTATTCGATCATGATGACGGAACTCCAATTTGGTTGGTTTTAGGGAATGCTGATTTGGTTATTGACGATGGGAATAAAACGACATCGGCGGCGGTTGGGGGTCAAGTCACAAGACAAAAAGATGCTTTTACAAGAGCCATTTTTACTCAAGGGCAAAGATTCAATGATAAAAGCGGAAATGGCAATACTGCTTTTTTTACTTCAATTCAAAGTCGAATACCTTCAACTCTTGCAGCCTCACCGCCTTCAACTGAGGTATCATTGCCCGACCCCCCAAAGTTCAGTTCTTCATTGATTATGTGGCTTCCAGTAAGTGCTTTGACTGGTTTATCGGATGGGGCGACAGTCACGCATCTTCCCGATTATAGCGGGAATGATTTTGGAGTTTATACCGTAGGAACATGGGCTTATGAGGCTCAAAGTGCAGTATTCAATTCATTCCCTGCATTGAAAATTACCTCAGCAACGGGCGCATTGGTCAATATCGGAACTAACGATGGTGAATCAAAGCAAATAACTCACGATCTCACTACAAATGGTTTTACTGCCTTTTTCATGGTTCAAAGACCGTCTGGAACGTTAAGTGCAAATTATGATTTGATAGGGGAAAACGCTTCCACGCAAAAGACGTTTTTCGGACAAGACCCAAACCCCGATAAGTTCTTTTTGACAAATAATGGGGCAACTACAATTGTAAGTGGTGCGAACTTGACTCAAGCAGGTTTGTTTTCAATCACCTTCAATCACACAACGACCAATGCGACACTTCATCATCATTCAAATGCAGGTGGAACTTTTGTTGGAAAGGTTGTCGCAAATTATCGCTTTGACAATCGTTTGTTTGGTCTTTTCGGCAGGGCTTTAAGCACCAACCCTGCCGCTAAAACAGGAACGGCAAGCGATAAAGCCCCCCAAAATATGAGATTGGCTGAGTTCTTGCTCTATGACAGGGTTCTTACAGATGCGGAAAGACTTCAAGTTCAAGGTTATTTTATTGACAAATACACGGTGATATGATGGTTGATCTCAAAGAATCCAATGAAGACGGACTGGCTGGAATGTCAGGAATGACCGCATACAACAGGGTTGATGGAGAGTTTTTCTTACATCAAATGCCGATTCCAGAAGAACAGGTGGTGAAGCAAACAATTCAAGGCGTTGTTGATGAGTTCATTTATTCCAGCGAAGAAGTCTCTCTTCAATCAATTCTAAAACAAAATGAGCCAGTCAAGATAACAGAAAACACATACATTGGTGAAACAAAGTCGGTTTATAACCGAACTGAAACATCATACTCAACCGATTCAGGCGGCGATCCTTTCAACCGAATTATCATTCAAGGTGGTGCAGGTTCTTATGATGAAACATTGGCTACAAATCTATCAGCATCAGTTCACGATGAGATAATTGCAGTTGCGGTTGATGACATAAGGCCATTTTTAATCAAGGGTCTTGATACAGATTACACAGGCGAAATTAAAAACGACAAACCAACAAATGACGGCTACATTAAGCACTTAACCCCTACGGATCGAACTGTTATTGCATCAATTAAATCCCCTGCTATACTTACCTCAGCAGGTGGTCCAAGTCGCATATTGGTGTATTATGATGCAATTGATTTGACGGGAGAAGTTGTTGCTGGAACAGGTTTGACTCCTTCTCAAGTCAATCCTCGAATTAGGCCATATCATGTTCAAAGCAATAAACCATATTTGGTTGTAAAAAAGACTGTTCCATCTGGTTCAACACTGTTCAATATAGCGGGAACATACCGTTCATTATCCGATATTTTGTTGAAACCCTACACCTCGGCACCTGGAACTGCTTCGGATGTTCAGTTGGAAGTTATTGCAGCAGGGGGCATTGTTGAAATACCAACACAAGATTTCAAACGACCTATCAAATCTCATTTATTGAAGGCTCATGGTTTCGATGGTTCTTTTCCATCACCTTTCATCAACATTGAAAATTGCGTTTTAACCATAAAGGATGGTTTATCTGGATATGGTCGGCCTAAAGCAATTGAAAACACCAATACTCCCGATCCAACCGCCAATCCCTCACATCACGTTATGACTGTTTCATCATCCGTTGGAGAAAACCTTACTGCTTACACAGGAACAACACAAACCCCTTCATCTTTCGCACGTTCCTCTTTACAAGTGTTCAACATTCTTGATAATGAAATAACGCAAAATCAACATTTCATTTTAGTTGCACCAGCAAATCCCAACCGTTATGCTGGACTTGAAGACTTCTTATCGGCATCGGAATCAGTAAATCCGCCATTGATTACAATTGAAATTGCTTTACTCAATGGTCGTGCGGAAGAGTTCAACACTTTGATTGGAAACGAGGGCGCAAGCCTTGAGATAAGAGGCCGTTCAAACCTAATGGATGTGACCGATTCGGAGATCAAGCGCAACTTAAATCTTGGTGAAACAACTCCACTTAAAGAAATTGGGGATTTAGGAACTCCTACTGTCTCAATGACTTTAGGAGGTGTCGGTCAAGGTGGTGTTGATGTCAAGACTCAGCGAACTGAGCATGATTCATTAAAAGGATGGAAGGATAAAATTGTCAGTTCTGGCAACGTTTCAGTTCGCAATGATAAGCAAACATCAACTGATTACGCATCAACACGTGCTTTGGTTGAGTTGCCTATTTTTCCGACAATGTTTTTCGATAAAAAGGGGTTGTATGAGGAAATTGATGGAATTACAACGGGAGTCCACGCAAGAGGTAAAGAGTTCAAGATCGGAATTGATTGCACTATGACGGCAATGAATCGGGTTCAAATGCAAACCTATGAGGCTCGAAATGCTGTTGATTGGGGGGCAGTTGGAGGGGCTACAATTACTTACAATGATCGAACCGCTTTGAGTAAAACAGATACCCCTTATTCATTTGGTTTGAAAGCGATTCACCCTAAGATTCAAGCCGTCATTGCGTCTATTGGAACGCCTGGGGCTGCAATAGATTACATCACTGTGGATAGTGTTGATGCCTTTGTAAATGACACCTTACAAGGCGTTGGCGGTATAAATCGAAATACAAGTTCAGGGGAACTGGGGCAAAAGTTCTATGTTCTTGTTGGGCAAGGAGAAGTTTCAGCAACAAGCACTTATGATTTAAGTTATGCAACTTACTTCCACATGAGGGTTTGGAAAATTGATACCTCGAACAACCGTCTTTACATTGACAAGGCTTTTTTGCGCCACCCAAGAGCCGACATTACACAAAATCTTACTTCATCTTCACCTGCGGCATCAGCACTATTGCGAGTTGGAATGTCAGTTCAAATGGGCGGCGTTATTGTCAATAATTTAGCATCACATAACGCTGAAATGGCGGTTGATTGGGGGAATGCAAATATCCCCGCCGCCGCAATTCAAACGGCTATCCAAGAATGCGTTGGCATGTCTTCCTCAATTTGTTCATTTCAAGGGATAACTCATGAACTTGGGATGGGTTGCCTCGAATGGGATGTTTTCAATGAATGGGGGCATGACAACAACAGGCAGTTGAAAGAACCAATTGAAGTAAAAAGTGTTTCAAACGGTTTGGCGGGGATTAAAAGTGATGGAACAGGACTCACCTCAGTTCAAGTTCAACATATCAATTTTCGACATATCGCCTTAAAATCCGCCAGTTTTGAAGAAGCCGTGAATAATTTGATTCGTAAAATAAACATGGCGGGTCATCCAGATGCAATTGAGATCGGTATTTTCGATGCGAATGATGCGGATTTGACACCAGGAAGTGCTTACACATCCCACATGGGTTATGTTCGTGCCTTCTTAGGTGATGCCGTTGAATCAAGAGATGGTGAAGACGGAGTTTCTATTGTCATTCATAGCACAGTTCCAGGTGCGTCAGGTCGCAACTTTGCTGTCACACTATCAAACGACTCATATTATCCTTATCGCCCAATTCAGGCTTTTGGTCATGGTGGCTTATTGGCTACAAATAGCAGATCATACCAATTGAACTCATTCCCTGCACCTATGCCTATTGGTGCTGATGGAGAAACATACGCCCCAATAACGACATTTACTGGGGCGGTTCACGGACCAATTACCCACCCCCATGATGCTTTGAATACGCAAAGAACTTACAATGGCATTGGGCAAAGAATGACAGTCACGACTAAGGCAACGAGTTCGACACTTAGCGCACCCTATTCATGGGATGCTGGAAATAATCGAATGAGTTATGTGGTTGTTGATGGGAAGGCTGCGGATTACAGAATGAGGGCGAATGGAACTGGCAAAGGAGGCATTGTGAGAATCAATGGTCGGTATGCAACCTTTGACGATTTAAGAGTAAATTATGACTCAACCGTTTATAATCATGATGAGATGTATTTTATCAACGTCACACCATTGATTGAACCTGATAAGTTTGAAGACAGTTTCAAGAACTCAGGAGGAACAAATGTGACAGGTCTTGAGGTTGAAATTGTATATCCCTTGATGGATTCGGAAGGAATCATTTTCTTTGGTGGAGGGCATACTGGCCTTACATTCGACATAAGCGATGGATCGAAAAACGATTATTCCAATTTTTACAAACACCCGCTTGCCAACGGACCAACTGGTTTTTCTGGTTTCCAAAATCTCGGCAGATTCAGCCAAGCCCATGCTGTATTGGATTTTACCGATATTGTCAATGAAGATACAATCAATGACGATACGCTTAGAGGGCTACATCATAAAACCATATTTAATTCAAACAATGAGCCAGAAGGAAAGTGTGCTTTCTATTGTCGTGTCGCTAATGGCGTTCATATTGGAGAGGATGTGTTTTACAATCCCTCCGCTTCTGGATCCGCAGCAGCGACCTACAATATGCACACTTCAAACGGAGTTCAACCAGGAATGAGAGAGGAACTTTACAATCGAAAGGTAAGACTCTCAGGTGACTTTGTTAATGATCTTGCAGGTCCAACGAATGGAACAGAAGTCACTCCAACGGGGGCATCTTTAGACATTAAAGAGTTCATGTTCGGCCATTCAATTGCTCTTTTCAACAATAACGGTGGAACAATCGAACATGAACATGGAGAAGTCAAAGATTTTGTTGTAGCAGGGAATACGGATTGGTGCGTGTCATGTGTTGTTAAACAAGGGTCGCATCAGCCATATTATCCAACTGGTCCAATTTGGCATGGAATTACGAATGATGGAACTACGGCTGGAAAGCCGTATGGATTGCATTTAGGGGCGCAACCAACTACTGCCAGCCCTGGTGCAGCAAACGTATTCCCAATCACTTTTGCGATCTCATATCCAAAGCCAGTTGGGAGTCCAGTCGCAGTTAGCGTTCTTTGCCCTGCCGCAACGCCATCTGGAACTGTTGAAATCCGAGGTGGCGGTTGGACTTTCATAATGGCTGGAAGAGTCGGAGGTTTGTCATTTTTGTATTTAGGAAATACTGCGGGGATTACAAATCCATTGTCAGGGGCAAGCGAAGTGGGTATTTTTGATTATTCGGATTTTCTTTTGAATACGACAGATAACAATTATCTTGTAGGGATAGGTCCAAACGCAAGATCTTCATTTGATACTCGTTCCAATTCATACGGAGGGGGTGTTCCCGATCACCCTAATGTTTCAGCAGGTCAAAACACAATAAGAGATATTGATATGACTTTGATTGGAGGTGCTTTAATTGGTGCGCCTTTCATCCATCACCTTGCGCCAACTACGACTCAAGGAGGGCATACACAGCCACCAATTTCAGGCTATTTTACTGAACTTGCCTCCCCTACACAAACCTATGGGGTTGTTGCTGCTCAAGCATTTGGTTCAGGAACGGCAACTCATGGCACTGGAACAAACCATGCTGGACCAATTCATTTCAACGGATATTTAGGCGAAGTTGCTTTATGGAAGCGCAGTTTGTCATTTGCTGAGGCGCAAGAATGGTTCAACTCCAGAACCGTGTGGTGATGATTTATGGCTGAAACCTTTTCACGTGTTCTTGAACCCGCTAAGAATGAATCTTGGGGAAGCACAAGCACTGGAAAATACCCGTCTGGCGTATTTGCGATACACCTTACTTACCCCGATACTGGATATTTAGACAGCGTGACAAATTGGGTATCTGGAACTAATACAGGGAGTTGGAAACAAGGACTTACAGTGCTTGTAAAAACACCATTAGCCGCCACAGGTTCAACAATAGCGGAAGCATCCAATGGAAACGTTATCGCTGTTGATTTGAAAGCGGCGGCTACGGCGGCTCTCACTGGTGATGGGAGTTGGGATTTAGGATCGGAAAATGCAACCCGTATGATTGCCGCTAAAATCAATTCAAGACGAATAAAAATGATTGGCGGTCATAGTCGGACAAAATACTTGAAAGCAACTTATGTTCGTCAATCTTTGCCTCATAAATACCAAGTTTTGAGCGCAAGGGCTGGTGCTGGTTCAGCAAACGTTATCAATTTAGAATTGGCAACGTGTAGTCGAAGTGGATTCCCAACTGAATTGAAAAACGATTTTATTTTACGGGTTGAAAATGCAAGCAGCACGAAAAATGTCACTAACGGTGATTATCAAAATCCCGCTTTGAGGTGGCTACGATCTCCCGATGGAGGGGCGTTTAATGCGGTTGTTGAAGCAACTATTGGTTCTTCAAATATCAATGGATCTCCAACAGGCGGGTTAGCACTTGCAGGTGATGTCTTAAACAACGATTTCACACTTATTGGCGAATCTCCAAAACATACAATTGTCCTTTCATGGCTTCATAAAGGTCCAACAGATGGGGATTATTGGGGTGAGCAAAACGGAGGTCCATTTATTCAAGGAATGGGGGCAATCGGAGTTCATCGTTTAGTCGCAAAACCGATGGATGGCGGGAATAGAGGAATACCTGCTGTTAATTATTCTTCATCAAATGGTAAGGCGGCAACAGCGCATACTACGGGAGAAGGATTCAACCGTTTTTCAATTGAAGGTCTTAACTCATGCAATATGCCTGATATGCCCCCCCCTGATTTTCATTCTATATACCCTACAATTCGAGGTATCACGACAGTTCATCCAAATGCAAAGACGGATGCGGTGACAAATAACAGATTGAGAATACAGCCATTGGAATATGGAACTGAGTTCCCGATAATGGGAACCGCAGGTGGTCAAGGGATTGGCGTTGAAACAGGCTATAACCACGCATTTTCTGGAACGGATGCTCAAGCCTATGTTCCGACAGGTTCTAATGGCATTCACATCAAAAATATATCCGTTTCAAATACCAATTATATTGCGTCAATCTCAAGTTCATTATTCTCGGATTCGGGCTATGCACGTGAGATAATGACGACTATGACCGTGAATGATGAAAAGGTCATTGGTTTTCAAATCAGCAATGAAGAACGTGTTTTTGAGGACATCGAAGTTATTGATGATTTAGGGAATACAATGACCCTTAATGGTGGCTCACCCTTTGGAACTGTTATTCGAGATTACAAAATAACAAATGAAAGAGAAGATAAATCAACTGGCAACCTATTTTTAGGTCCATCAAACCCTGGTGGTGAAGTTGAACCGAACTTGCGAATCCAACTCCCAAAGCAAGAAGATATTCCTGGTGGCATATTTGTCCGAAGCGGTCATGATCGTGTGCAAGCATGGTCGAATCAATCATGGGGCATGGGTGGCCTTTCAGCACCAAATCCGCAAGTGGCAGGTATTCTTGAAGCAGATGGAAAACCTTCTCAGTATGACACCCATGACCGTTCTTTGATTTTTCATTGTCAGCGAATTATCGGAGATCACATTGAAGACATATTCGGATTATCAGCGAATCAAGAAAATGGCGGTGCATCATCAGGAGAAACCCGCATCTTTTCAGCACATCGGGCATCTGATCATGTGGAAAGAGGAAGCCTTCTAAGACAGACAAATAATGGAGTCGAAACAGGCAATTTATTCCCCCATCACAGAATAAGATTTGGAAGACAGGGGCATTCTTTTGTCATGCCTTTTTGTCATCGTGGAACTCCTATGTCGTTAAGGCGACAATTGCACCGATCTCACGGCTCGGCTTATTCTCTAATGTTTGAAGGTGAAAGCGAGTATAAGCATCATGGATTTGGAAATGGTGCGGCAACAAATACCTCATCTGTATTCCAACTTGACACCATAGACGTAAAGAACTCAGGGAGTTTATACGATACTGGGTCTTTTGCATCCGATGGATTACCTCTTGATGAAATCAAAGGAAAAAGACATTTTGATGCCGACGTGAAATACACCTCAGCGACCCATAGAAGTGTTGCTGATTTCTTATTCGCACCAGGTCAAAAACACACCAATGTTGAAGGAACTCCTGAGTTTGTATCGTTTGCTGAAAGCGGCATTGATGGTTCAATTCCAACTGGTTCAGCAACTAAATTAAATCTTCAAGGAAGCACTTTTTCTGTAAGAAACAGGCATAATACAGCCAGTGAAGTTATGGTAAATGGATTTTTTATCAACAATTATATTGGCATGGGAGGAAGACCTGAGCCAATTAAGATAATGGCGCAAGATTCTCAAAACAACTTCTTTGTTAGAGGCCACCATGAAGGAATCATTATACCACGTGTAGCGACTGAATTAGCCACTGTTCCTCCACTATTGGTTCACGATCCAGAAAGGATGAATGCAAGTCGAGATGACGGCCAACGTGATTTTGGTTTAATCAAAGGAAGTGAAACCATTTCAGGTGGAACACCAGACGCATTCCTTTGTCATTGGTTGGCTGAGTATAGCCATCCGATTTATTTTGGAACTACAAGAGAGCATTACATGACATTCCGTTATCGTGAATCGGGTATGCCACGTGCCGTTAGTTATCCATCTGTAAATGGATTGCTTTTACGCAATCATTCTAATTCAACAACTGAGGGGCAACCTGAAAAGGCTTTGCCATTTGAAAGAATGTATGTTGCTCAATGGCTACAAAATTATGGCTACAATGCCCTAAATGCAGGGGGTCATGGGAACGTTGAAGGCTTGAGAGCGTGGAATGCTGTCATGATGGGGCATACAACAATTCGAGAAGCAAATGGAACTATTCAACTGTATAATCAAAATGGAACTAAACGCCTTTCACGTGGAGAAGGTATTGGAGATTCTTTGAATCCGAGCAGAATACGTGTCGTAAAAGGTATTGACTTAGATGGTGATTCGGAGGACTTAAACCGCTTATTCTATGTTCCAGAACCTTATGTTGGAATTGATATTAGCCGAAGATTGCCTGTTAGAGCATGGGGAATAAGAGGTGCAACAAATCCTATCACTATTTTAGGCGGCGATCCTACGGAAAATCAAAACACGTATGCAAATCATCTCCCTGTGAGATTCGATGGTGGGCCACAAGACTCACAACAAGAATCGGCTTACCCTATATCGGCGGCAGATGTTTCCTCAATGCCAGTTCCAGGTGGAGGTTCTAATTATGTTGAAAAATCAGTTCCAGTTGGATTTGTTGCTAATGACTTTACGACTGAGGCTCACCCCTTTGAAAGAAACATAAGGCAAAGCAATGACCCAATTAGGCAACAAGAAGTTCCAATTGGGATCGGTGCGAGTTTAGGTATTACTCAAAATGGAATGCTCGCCCCTGATGCGATGGCCGCAGGTGCTTGGGATTATGAATTGAATGATTTGAGGCCAGAAACATTACCCCTTAGCAATCCTGTGTTATGGTTGAAGGCTGATTCTTTGAACTTAGACGATGGCGCATCTGTCGCTTCATGGACTGATTCATCACCCAATAAATGGGCATTTACTCAAGGAACTGCCTCAGCGCAACCATCTTTGGTTAAACGTGATGCTGATTTCAACCTAAAACCTCATGTTCATTTCGACGGGGGAGATAACCTCGCTGTTTCTTTTGATGCAAAATTGAACCCAAATAACATGACTGTTTTTGTTGTATCAACTGTTGATTCGGACAATAACGCATATCATGGAATCATAGATAATATGAATGGGAATACTGGGTGGCTTCTTTACGCCAAGATGAGTGGTTCGGACAATTATTGGCAATGGAGAACTGGAACTGGTTCTGGGCAAACAATAATTTCAGCCGCCGCCGACACCGTAGTTCCAAACACACCTTCGATAGTGACATTGAAAATGCAGGGAAGCAACGGGGCAGGTGGGGGAACAACAACTCAAACATTATCTGTTAATGGCAAATCCGAGGCAACATCAAGTGCGGTATTTACTAAGAAAACGGCAACAACAAGCACACCAATGCTCGGCAAAGTCGGGTCATTCCAATTAACGGGTCAAATGGCCGAGGTGATTATTTATGATCGAGATTTGACTACGGCTGAACAGTATGAAGTTGAAGCATACTTGTCTCGAAAATACGGAGTTTCAATATCAACATCGGCATCATCGTCACATACAGGAATACTGCACCCAGTTGATACAATCCCAATCAACAAAGGGAGTGATCCTTTCATTGACCTTGTTCAAAGAAGTGGAAGCCCAAGTTATCCTCAACAGGATTCAGCAGGTGCATTCTTGACTCCTGATGATAGAAGATTCGGTCATGGAAGCAACTTTTACCATCTTAGAGGCAACGCTTTACACGCTAACTATCACGCCATAAATGAAACAAAAGGGCGTTTTTCATATCCACCAGGCGGAATTGCTGAGGCCGAAATCGCTTCAAATGCAATTTCACGTGTGACTCCAGATTTAATGGCTGAAATCTCCGATACACGACAGATACAATCTCGAACAGAACCACGCTTAGGATTGGTTATGGAGGTTGAAAGTGAGCGTAAAGAAAATAAGAACGTGGATTATGCAGTTGTTGGAACAAGAGCAGTTTCGCTGCATACCGACAAAATGTTGGGTTATCAATTCCCAGTTCTTCCATCGCACGTCATAAATACTTACTTCGCAAATAGCGGATTTACGACGAATGGAACAGGTTCAACATCAACGAAACCTGATTTCTCTAAAAAGCCAACATGGAGTCCAGATTCCAATTCGGCTAAAGGTGATGTGTTGGGGGCATTTTCAAGCGATACGACCAGAAGCGATTTCAAGACTCACGCTTTAGACGCTTGGGCTGTTCGTGGCGTTTCCGATCTTCCCGCATGGGGCGGAGTATATATTCTCCGAAAAACATACTTGAGGCGTGAAGAAGATAGCGACACTTTGAGAACAGAAGTGGATGGCGGCAATGGAAAGGCAACTCCTTCTCACCCAACCAGAAGGTATGTTGATTACATTGTAAGACCTGTAAGGCCGTTGAAAATGTTTGGTTTTGCATCCGATGTATTACAAGACGGTTGGACTCTCGGACCAAGATGTAAGATTTCAACGGCTGGATTTAATCATCAGCCGTTTGCACGTGACAAGCGGTATGGAATCTTTGAAATGAATGCTTTGAGAGGGGTCAATGGCATCGAACCTATCACCTCCGCAACCTCGGCCTTTACAATGGATTATCCAGATGCAAACGATTACGACGTGACTTGGCATCTCATACCTACTGCAAATATGCTTCAACATTTCAAATCCGATGCACACCGATTCGATGATTCAGGAGAGTTTAACTCAAAGATTGAGGCTCGCTATTCACAAGCAACTCATACTGGCGGTGGCGAACCAGTCTATCAGTCGGAAACCAAGTATTCAGTTCAAAATGGAATAATGGGAGATCATTCAATACACGCCAAAGAATCAAAAGCAACACAAGCAAAACAAGCGTTGAGGATTTACCCAAATGTCACCGTAGTTGCTCATAAAGGGGGAAGCGTGTATTCAGTTGATGAAGGATCGGTTCTTCCAGCAGCAGGTTATCTCCTTGCCCTTGATTTCAAAGGGCTTTTGAAATACACACGTTCTGGAAACGACCTTACTTTTGATTTTAGCGGTTATCTATTGTATAATCAATTGAATGCTGCCGTGAGCGATTACACAGGGTTTGTTTTGTATTATTCGGATGTATCGCACACTTACCATCCCACAGATATGCCAATTCGCACTATAAAGGATGTAAGAAGCAACCCTGTTGTTATGCAAGCCGTGTCTCCAACCTTTGTTGATAATGCAGTTGTCGCAATGAAGATACAAACGCAATCATGGTATCATTTCGATGAGATAAGAAATACTGTGAGCAAAACCGCTTTGAATTATCGTGGTCTTATGCACTATGAACCCAGTGATTTCTTTATGGTTTCACAACAAGCATTCAACATATTCGATGGCAAGGATCGTGGCGTTATTGAGCATTTGAATGGTTCAAAGGATATTTATGTTGATGGAACTAAATTGTCGCCATCTTACTTCCCCCCTTATTTGATTGATTCAAACAACATCAAATGGCGTGTTGCTGAGATTACCCAAGTGCAGAAAAATACCCTCATGAACTTCAAGGGTATGTCTAAGAAAAGTTTGAGCGAATCAGGAATGGCCGTTGGAGGGGTCTTATCGGGGCAATTGGGCTATATTGGCATTAGAACCACAGATGCCGCTTTGCACCTCTTGAATGACGCAGGGGGCAATAAATCGGGCGTATCAATCACGCCAACAGATGAGTTCCATAAAAACACAAGAGATGTTGAAAATTATTTGGGCGCACATCCTATGATTAGGCAAATCAATGATCACAGCACACGCTACGTTGCACGTGATACGAGAGGACTGAACACAATGGAGGTTATGAGAAACCTTTCACAACTTGATGGTCGGCAAATAATGAGCGAAAAGAACGGAACCATACTCTTCTCAAATGATGTATTCAAAGAAAGAGGCTTGCGTATTGGAAGCGATAACGGTTCCGATCTCATTGAAGTCAGCAAGTTATTTGATTCGCCAAATGAAATCGTCATTGTTGGTGACGTTATCGCAGGGAATGAAATTGTATTCATTCGAGTTCATGATACCGAGAAAATCCGAGAAGCCGCCGCAAGCGGGGCTGAGGGTGTAGTCAAGACGCTTCGACAAAGCATACCTGGAATCAAGAGCGTTGCAGCCGCAAGAAAGTTGGCTAAAACCCTCTTAGCAAGGGCTGAAAACGGTGCGCCGATGATTAACATAAAAGGATTGATGAACGCCACTTCTATTGTTGCTGGCGACATCATAGATGTCAATTTACCAAATCAAGGGGTCGTTGGAAAGTTCGCTGTGTTTGAAGCAAAACATAAGTTCCAATCACTACGTTCCGATTTGGTGATCGGCCAGTATGAAAAAGGAATTGAAGGTCTGTTATCCGATGTCAAGACAGATACGATTGACATAAGCGGTTTGAGCGAAAGCGTAGGTGATAAGGACATCACAGATAACCTCACTATGTCGGCATCAGTCAATGTCGTTTCAGTTCACAGAATCCGTGTTCGCAACGTCAATGAAACAGGTTTCATCATCGGTGCAAAACACAAAAACGGACTTGGGAAGATAGGTGTTAGGGATGATAATAAAAGAGCGTTCCCTATCGGCATGAGTAAGAGTCGCAACTTCGTGGTGAAATGATATGGGCGCATTTGAACAAACATGGGCGTTTATCAAGTTTGATGATGAATCACCAACGCCTTATTTGAGCAATTCTTGTAAGCGTTGCGAAGAACAATACCCGTTAATGCACGACCCCGACATACCCCCTTCAAGTCCCGACTTTCCAATACATGAACATCTCGCAACTTCTATGTGTAAAAAATGTCGCCACGATAAATTATCGGAATTAAAATGGACTCACGAAAACCACCCCGCACCAGACGTTATTGGCCTTGATGATCGACGAATGCTTAATCACCTTGTTGATATTGGGAAATTAAAGGATGGGCAAGAGTCCACACAGAATGAGTTGGACTTTTTGAACACCCCTTGTATGATGAGTCAAACACGGTATGAAAATGACAGGGAAGATTCTTCGAGAGCATGGATGAAACCTTTGCCCCCATGCACTTGCGGAGGATGCCCACCTCTAAGGTGGTATGAACGAATGCAGGGAATACCAGAAGGGATGGAATGAAATGAGCGATGGGAACTGTTATCAATGCGCTTTTCAAGCACTTATGACTGGAAATCCTGATTGGAAAAACCCACGTTTGATTCATAGCGACATAACGCATTCCAAAACAGGTGAACCATATTCTCATGCCTATGTTGCTTATGATAAGGAACTTGAGTTTCCTGAACCGATGCCCGAAGAATGGGGTGGGAACATTCCAACAATGCAATTTGTTCACGACCAATCCAATTCATTCAAAGGATCAGGCGATATACCACGTATGTTTTATGAAATGAATGCAAAGCCAATACGTGATACAATGCGTGAATACACGCTGGAACAAATGATGGAACAGGCAATGAAGCATTCACATTACGGACCCTGGCCTAATGAAGAAGCATTTGGAAAATCATGGGATTTGATGAAATCAGGGGTCAAACGCCTCAATACCAATAAGAAAGTTCCTATGCCCTGCCCTGAATGTAGGGGTCCGATGGAACATCAAGATGGTTATGTTGGTTCAAGTGGCCGTTATGTTGAACCTGCCTATATGTGCATGGACCCCAAAACAAGTTATTGCGAAGCAAGAAGGCATGATGTGAAAAGTTCATTGAAGGAGATGAAATAATGCCAGTCCTCGACCCCCTAAAAGCCGCTTTGACCGACCACCTCCAAACGCTCATCAAGAAGTGTTCACTTGGTTCTGGGGCTTCCGATGCCTCAAGCCGTGATGGAGGCGCAGGGAATACAAAGATGAGTCAAAATACACTGGTTCAACGCATTGATGATCGAACCATCTCAGTTAGTGCGTTGTTCGATTCGCAATTGAGCAGCGAACAGGCGATTACCGAAGTTGTTCTTCATGGGGAAAACCCTCTTGACTCACCATCCTTTAGGGCAACATTCATGCCAATAAACAAGAACGGCACAAATGAAGTCCGAATTGATATTCTAATGGAAGTGAGATAGTGTCCGATAAAAAATCCGAAGAAAAGAACGATGAAAAGATAGCCCCAGTGGTTGCAGGTGCGGCGAGAGTCGGAGTTGCAGCAGCAAAGAATCCAGCAGTTCGAGGGGCTGTTGGTGGTGCGGTTCAAGGAATGATGAAGAAACGGATTGATGAACCATTTGAGATGACATGGGAATTGATGAAAAGCGACGAGAAGGGCGACAACGCCCCAACCAACCCTGGTCTTTGGTCGCAAGCCAAATCAAAGGCACGTTCTAAGTTCAAGGTTTATCCATCAGCCTACGCTAACGGTTGGGCTTCTAAATGGTATAAATCCAAAGGCGGCGGCTGGAAGAAAAAGAGCAAGGAGTGAATGTCATGGTTGAGTTGAAGAAAAAAGAATGTTGCTGTGGTGCAACTGAAAAAAACCCATGCGCTTGTATGAAAAAAGGAATTATGAAATGTTCCGCAAAAGTTCCTATGTGTCAATGCTACAAAGACCTCAAAAAAGAAGGCAAGCATCCTGATGATTTGAAAAAGGCATTTACCATTGCGTGGGATTATACATTCTAAAGGTGATATAATTGATTGACGTTCCTATCGCCGATCTCATCTCAAAGGATTTGAGGCGATGGTTCAAAGAAAAGTGGGTGGATGTTGGCAGTAAGGACAAAGACGGCAACCACCCTCCCTGTGGCCGTAGTGACGCAAAGACTGATAGCAAAGGCTATCCCAAGTGCCGACCATCAAAGAAGGTCAGCAGCAAGACCCCTGAAACGACACGTGGCATCAGTTCAAAGGAGAAGAAGGCTATGACTCGAAGAAAGCGTTCAAAGCCACAGGGCGTTGGTGGAAAGCCAACGGTGGTTAAGAGCGATCCATTTGAAGCCGTATGGGATTCAATCATCAAAGGTCGCTTTCGAGGCTACACGCAATCAAACATCGGTGACAGGCCATACCGACAGGCCGAACATAGAATCTGGGATATATCCCGTAAAGTCAAACGTGAGCGAACAAAACGACGATATAAGCGCAATAAAAGCAGGGGAACTGTTCGGCCAGCCATGCGCCGTCAATTAGGCGCAGGGGGCAAAAGAGCCTCCACAAAGAGGTGAGGCTTGATATGATTTTTGATGCTGCATGGGATATGATGAAAGCCGACATTTTTCATGAGGGGCGAGCCTATTCCAGCATGGATGATTTGATGCCTAAATTGAATCAGCAAATTGAAGGATGGGGGGGAAGCAACAAACAATTGTCGCCATTCCCATTCCCGTATAAAAGCGGAAACTATCGGCATAAATCGTGGAAAGGAATGTCAGATCGAGGGCTTGATGATTTCATAAATAAAAATCCAGGTTTCAAATCAAGCAGCGAGATGTTGCCAGCAATGATGCCCTGGGTTGGTGGAAAAACACAAATCCAGCCATACATTAGGGGTCTTGCCGATTTTTTCCCTAATGCCCGACCTGCTGAACTTTATGGGGGAAGCGGTTCGACAATTCTCGGTATGAACAGGGGAACTGGTTTTTATGCAGACATAAACCCCGATAATACTAACGCATTTCAACACTTAAAAGATGGTTTAGGGGTCGTTGAAATCCCAAAAACAAGAGAGCGTATGGCTGAGATGGTTTCAAGAATGAATGATTTGAGATTTAGGCGTGATGTGAAAGGAGAACAATTGTCAAGCGATGAATTATCGGAACTCGCATCTCATTACATTGGAACAAATCATCAAGCATTTGGCAATTTGAAATATCCTAATCAAAAACAAAGGAAAAACTATCCTGAATGGTATGGTGGTTCACGATATACCGAAGGACCAATTATGGATAAACAAGGATGGCGTAAGAGTTCGGTGAGAGTTATGCCGCACAAAGTCGGAGGTCTTGATTTGAGCGCATACCCAGATAGGATGCGTGATGTTGAGATTCATACTGGGGATCTTCGAGACACACATAAATTGCTACAAGGCGACGAATACCTTTACCTCGACCCTCAATATATTGACCGAATGCACCAATATGGAGGTTCGGATGAACAACTATCAGGTGGGGGTTATGACCAACTTCAACGAGACACCATAAGGATTGGTGCTGAACATGACGGGCCAGTTCTTTATTCAAATTATTTGGTTGGTCCAAAATCAGGTTTGCCCAACGAAGAGATGATTGCAGATCTGCTGGATAGTGGTTTCGATGCACATACATGGATGAGAAAACCAAAGGGCAACTCAAGACCCGTAGTTGAAGTTCTTGGATTGAGAAATCATCCTGAACACGTTCAAAGAGGATTGAAAACAAAAAGACTTTTTGATTACTGATGGCGAAGAAAATGGATAATCTGGATAAGGTGTTAATCCCAATTGTCATCGTTGCCACAATCATTTGGATTTATTCAATTGTGATGCACCACGAATGGTTGAGGAAATAACTAACTCAACGGGTTTTGCACATTACGATCACCAAGAGTCCATCGGAGGGTCTTGATTACACCCTCCAATGCTTTCTTGTTTCGAGCGCATTCTTTCATCATGTCTTTGTCGCTGTTTTGCTTTGCTTTATGGAACTTGAGAATCCAGTCGTTTTGCTTAGATTCCGCACGAACTAACATCTGTTCGATTTGTTCCCATGAACGGTCATAGGAGAAGATTTCATGCTCTAATTGCATCATGCGAACAAAGTTGCCGCATCGTTTCAAGTATATCAAGCGTGTTGCGAATGAACATAAGTGATATGAACAAAAGCAGCAGGTATTCCAAGCGGTGCGGGATCGAGAAGTGTCAAATCGCCAGCATTCATAGCGAAATGATGAGGATGAACCAACTTTCCTAAAAAGTTGTTTGCACCGTCAAATACATCCACGCTAACCAAAGGTTCGACCCCATCCTCTTCACTTAACAATGGCTTGTAAAGAAGCCCTGCTGGTGCTGCTGCGCCGAAAGGTAAAACCTTTGGCGCACCTGGGGTGAAAGGAATTGCAGTTGTTTTTGATGTTCTGTGAACGGGAGTTAATTGATATGTTCCACCGCCGCCAGGATGCAAACCAACCCCCACATCGGATTGATAAAATAAGTGAGTTTGACCGCCTCCTTGAACTGTGGAAAAGAAACCATTAGGATTTCGTGCAAATAAGACTCCGAGATCGGTGATTGGCAAGTTGGCGGCATTGAAACCTGCGACAAAATCATTCCTTAGAGAAGATTCCGAACCGTCGCTATGCTCAATTGCCGACAAAGCAACTGGACCAGGGCGAACAAACACCCTCTTGTCCTCTATGGCGAGGATAACAGGCCCAGATGAACCCTTGCCGACTCGAACTGCTGCCAAGACTGTATTTTGTAAGACAAGGTGATTTGAAGGGGATTGAGGGTATAGCCCTGTGGCAGTATCAACATACGAACCGTAAGTGAAGCCAACATTACTTGGTTTGCGAGGATCAACATAAGCCAAGAGAATTGCCTCATCTCCAGGGTTTGTTCCGTTGGGTATGGCTGAACCATGATATGTTGATTGATAGTTCGTTGCAGCCGCAATATCCAACACTGAGCCAGAACCGACGTTGAAAAACATTCCATCGAGTTGAACTACGCCAGCATCAACATAAAGTTGCGAGGTGCTTCCCAATGTTCCGTTTGGTCGAACACAGCAATTGCCGCTAACAGGGTTGTTTCTATTCGCTTCATCATATCGGTTGAGGGTGATCGGAATCACGCCGTTGCCAAGTCCACGTTCAACGTTGTTTGTCAATGATGGGCTGGTAAGGACATCGGAATCACGGAGGCCATCGTTTTGATAGGTTGATGCACCCGTAGCCGTTTTTTCATGACCCTCAGCCAGATTGGTGTTAGACATTCAATCAATCCTCTTCCAATTCCATCAATCTTTTTATCCTTTCACGCATTTCAACGCTCATGATGTCGCCTTTGTCGTGCATTCGATACTCAGGATTGGGCTTTATGATTTTCCCTGAACCATCTTCCATCAATCTTTTCATCTTTTCACGCATTTCAACGCTCATGATGTCGCCTTTGTCGTGCATTCGATACGGAGGATCAATCATTTGGGTTTTTCCTGAACCAGCCAGTGCAGCAATAAGATGAGGCGGCGCACCACCTTTCCCTGCATAGGCATTCATGACCTTGAGTTGTTCTTCGCTCATTGGAGGTTTTAATTCTTCATCATTCGTGGTTTCCCACCAATCGGCCTTCATCAAATCCCATGCTCTTTGAAAAACCATCAACAATTCCACCTTTTCAATGCTGCACCTTTCGGAGTCATTTTGCCACCTTTACTGGTCGGACCTTTGACTCCACCCATTCGAGCGCAAAAAGACTTTCGCCTCTTGGCCTTCTTCGATCCAGCCTTGAGTTTGCTTGGTTTAGTGGTGACTGGGGGCTTGAGATTTGCACCTTCTTCACGCTTGAACTTGGCTCGACCCTTTGCATTTAATCCACCTTTACGGCTATGCTTGTTTGGGTTGTAGCCGTGAAATGGTTTTGACTTCTTTTTACCTTTGAGTAAAGCATCAACCAATAGTTCGTCGGACTTTGTAAAAGAACGTTTCCTCCATTGCGAAGGTTTTGTTGCCCTCATCGTTCCGTATGGTGTGCTTTCAAAGCCGCATCCATCGCATTTAGGAGTTGAGCCTTTTCCATTGCATTGACCGCACACGTGCTTTCCTTTCTTTGCATCGGGGGTTGGCTTTTTCTCACGCCCAATAACGGTTTTGGTTAAGAGGTTGCAGGTATCGCAATCACACGTCATTGTTTTTCACCACAGGTTTTGGCTTGCGCCAGATAAATTGACACAAAGGACATTCCCATAAAAAGATTCTATCTCGACTCCCCGCATAAAACCCGTTTATACGAATTGCCAAAACATCGGTATCGCAACTCGAACAGGTTTGCATTACCCGATCACGATACTCTTTCATTCCTCTTCCGACCCTAATTTGATTCTTTTGTGCTTGCCGTTTTCATCCTTTACATTCAGGGATTTATGTTTGATCATTCGATAAGTCAATTGAGATACCCATTTTAATTCACTTCTCAACTTTTTGACAATGTTTCTTTTTGAACCATTGAACCAATCGGTTATGATTTTTAATTTGTTAAATTGAAACACATGAGATATTCTTGATGCGTCTTCACAGGCGTTCCAAAAGGCTAAATTGAATAATTTATACCTTTTTCCTGTCACGTCTGTTATCATTTTCGATAAATCAATTGGGTTTGGATTGCCCCAGACATGAGCCGATTCACTGGGTCGGCAATTAGCATCAAGCAATTTTATTGTGAACTCTAAATCATAACCACATAGAGTCATTCCTTCAATAAATGATGGCAACTCGCTGAAAGGATGCGACTTTACTCTTTGTTCTTGAATGACAAATTGTTGTTCGGTGATGTCTTGAAACACATGGAAATAATCGCTTTTGTGAACCATCACCATGTCAAGAGAGAACTTAGATGGATCGGAATATCCTGTTTCTAATTCGGCTGCTTCTGTTGATGAGAAAATGGCGATTGGGAGTATGTTGTTTTCTGTTAAGAACTTCTCAACTTTACGCTTCATGTCATCACCAATTCATTGCTATGAAAGCATTTCGACCATCCATGAGCCTGTCAGCATCAGGGGATTCAGTCAATTTCTTCAACCTTCTTTCAGCCGTCTTTTTGCTTACACCTTGATTGACGGCATAAACACTTTCCAATTCCTTCTTCGCAACGCATTCACGCTTTGAACGTGAATGTGCCAACTTCTTGCATTTGTTGTATGCAATTTTCCATTCGTGGAGGCTTGCATCACGCTTTTTCTTTGCTTTGAAATCCTGTTTCTGTTCGAGCCAGATAACCAGGTTGTGCAAGTTGTCATAGATAATTTCAGTTGCCATCATTATGTGGTCGGCTGTGATCACTGTCGAACCCATGATGGTTGCGATAATGTTTCCAAATGTGATTGTGTAGTTCTCTATGTTTGGAATGAAAGATGTAGCAGTTTCTTTGACGTTTGGATCGTGTATTTGATTGACTAATTCATAATAGTCGGTGGTCGCATTGAGCAACGCTGCGTGGTATGATTCATCAACTGTAAATATGTCATAACAATGACGATTGGCAATCATATCTCTATCATAATCCTCCAACTCATCCCATTCTTCAAGGGTCATTTTAGCCGCTTTCAATAAACGTGTTCGCACATCATCCCTTCTTTCGAGGATAAATGCGGCAAGTGCATCATACCCCCATACCTTCTCAGGAACGGGAACATAAGTGCCTTGAAGTCGGTGTTCGCTGGTGGTTTGACGCAATTCATTGCTTACGTCATTTTGATATAGGAATACACGCTGGAAGAATCCCTTTTCCAATACGTGGTGCATGATGTCCTTTGGAGGGAATGTCGTCGCCCAAATTGATACACCAGAAGTCACTTGAATATCAGCACCTTTCAAAACCTTAGCCAAATTGTTTGTCGCCGATCCTATGGGGGCCATCGCCTCTTGAAGATACAGAATCTTTTCCGAGAAGTATGACTTTTTATCATCAAGCAAAACACTTGCTTCATCGAATAGAAGGGTCTTGTAGCCGTTAAGCAAACCTTTGGTGACGACATACTTCATTTTCCCTGTTGGCTTTCCCGCTTCATCATACTCAGGTTCAGCATCAACGTGACCTAAAAGCCCTGCATCCGAACCAGATGTGAACTTAGCACTTTCAACCTCGCAAGCGTCAAGCAATTGCTTGGTGAACTCATAGGCTGCTGATTTACCAGTTCTTGATTGTTGAATCCAATAGACGTGAACCCTGGTGTCGAGATGAGTTCCGTGAATTGGAACTCGAACATAAGGAGAGATAACTTGGCCGACTACATAGAACAAAGAGAGCATACCTGCGAACTCATTGAAGAAAGAAACAGTGTTGAATCTCTCAATGTATTCTTTGATGTATTTGCTTCCTTCGTATGGTGTCTTGACGAGCGAGTAGTCAAACCATTTGCGATCTCCTGAGTCCGATGTGGGTTTCAATATCATGTTGTTTCCTCCTGTTGTTCTTTGGGCATCCCTATCCACCGTAAGTAGGGTATATGAAGCCTCACTAAATCAAGCCCTCGACATCTTCACTTTCTCTTGAGCAATTGGTTCTTCACTGTTGAAAGATGCAAGGATTCTCTTTGCTCTTACCTTGCCAATCCCTTCAACCATTTGAAGTTCCTTTTCAGTAAGAGATGAGATTTCAATAACTGATCCGTATTGTTCGAGTAAGCGTTTGGCGATGGCTACGCTGCAACCAGCACCCTGCAAAATATCAATCCTCATATCCTCAGTAGCGGTTTTTCTAAGCAATTTGTATGTTGATGATGACCCAAGCGTTCCATGCTTCTCAAAACGCTTACAGATGAAACGTGCTGCTGTGGATTTATCAGGGAAAATTAAAATCGAAACGTCAAAGTCGGTGTGATAGCGAGCAAGCGAGCCAGTGAATGATGCAAATGCGGTTGGGTATCGAATCTTTCTTCCTCTCTTAACCGATTTAGCAACATACTGATCGAGCGTTCCATGAATCAAAAGAACTGGATTTGTATAATTGTCCTCAAGATTTTGCAGTTGTCTTTCGAGATGACCAGAATACATACTGCTCATGTAGTCCTCAATTGATTTAGCCTCTATTCCCACATCAGCAAACGAATAATCCGTGATGATTGTTTGTCGAACTTCATATTTGAGTTTCTTCTTATCACAATACTTGATGACAAGACCTTCCAAGCCTGAACGCTCTCGATTGTCAATGAAGAGTATTCTTTCAGTTGCCATCGCCAACCACCTGTTGTGCGAGAGTTATACTGTTCAACATATCCACGACCAAGTTCGCCCAATTTGGGTCTTGAGTTATCGCAACCATGTTTTCTTTTTGGCATATTTCAAAGAAGCCAGATTGATTGTTTCGACGGAATGACCAGTCTAACACTTCTGGCGGTGCTTCACCCTTATGGTGTGCTTGTAGCATTTCTTCGGCTTTCTTTCTTCGGATTTCTTCTAATTCTTGTTCTTCTGTCATGCGGTTGCCCCCTTTTCATCATAATACGGACACTTGCCAACGCACAATCCCTCATGGTAAATCGTGGGGCAAGTTGGAGTCAAATAATACCGATCAACACCATGTTGGAGGTATTTTGAGGTTTCTTTTGGGCTATAATCCGACCATTCTAAAGAACGTATGAATGCGTGAGTCAATGTCAAGACCTCGCTATTGGGAACTATGGCCTCTCTCGCAGGTCTGGCGAAGTTCCTGAAATAGTCCATTAGATACATCATCAAGTAAGATCGTGGCTTGTGTGGAGGGTTGCTGCCCTTCTCACAGGCTGCTTGAGCCAAACAGGGAAGCATTGGAATGTTATTGATTCTTTGAATATCAACTTCTAAATCCTCCATCTCAAATGTTCTTGTTTCGCTGTTATATCTCCCTTTGAACATATCCACAGAATCACGTTCAACAATTTCAAGTTGCATTCCTCGGCCATCATAGAGGTGCATACCAGGGAGGGGGTTGTCGGCTTTCTCAACGATAAAATCCCAACCTTGTTCTAAATCCTCATGTTGAATTGGGATGCCCCAGATTTGACGTTTGAAATTGTATGTGTTTGGAATGCGTATGTGCCTGTCTGGTCGAAACGATACCACAGGATCAAGAGTTTTCATATTGTATTGCTTGACCCATTCATTGATTTTCATTCGGCCTGAGAATAGCAAGTCGGCCATCTTATCAGGTGGCAAGACATACTCCCTGTCAAGTTTAGTCCAAATGTGGAATCCTCCGCCAGTGAACCAAATAGCGTGGCGATAGCCTTTTCTTTTGAAATGTTTTGAAAGAGTCAAAACCTCATCACAGCACTTTTCCTTTGCGACTTTCTCATCCAGTCCGTGAACTCGAACACCTTGATCGGCATCGAAGTCCATAACAAAGTGAGGGATAATCGCCGTGTTGTATTCACATCGGTTTCCTTTAGGCTTCAACGCTCTAAATCCATACACAGTCGTTGTAAGGTTTCCCTTGCCGTTGGTGGTGTTGATGTAGTGCTGCAACTGTTTTTCGGTGGAGATAACCTTTCGAGTCCTCATGTCAATTTCACGTGGGAAATGATTGAATAGAGCCATATAATCACCATAATTTCATCTGTTTAGTTGCTTTGGGATTATCCCGATTTGAAAGGTCTATTGAATCCAACATATCAATCCTCTCTCCGATCCATCGCATGACTGGAACGGCCATGCTATTGCCTAATGCTTTGTATCTATGAGTGTCTGGGCATTCTTCAACAGTTTTTCCTTTCCATGCAATCTGTGTGTAGTTGTCAGGGAAGCCCTGCAATCGCTCGCATTCCATCGGCGTGAGGCGGCGAACCAAAACCTCTTGCATAACCGCAGGTGCGCCATGCCCGCCAGCCGTTCTTAATGGGCAATGCACATCGCCAGTAAGTTCTTGGTTGTATAAATCAACACCAGTTCCCTTTTGCACAACCAATGCCTCATGCTCAACTCTTTCGTTTCCAGTCCGTGAATACGGTGGACCAGAACTCGTCATTGTTGGTCCGACTTTTTCACAATGAACTATTCCTCTTCGCTGAGGTAATCCCCTGCTCTCATCTCCAACGCTTCCCTGAGAGAAGAGGGTAGCACCTTTTCTCTTCGATCTGCTCTTTTTAAGATCCCTGCTGATGCTCGACTTGTCAAATAAAATCGCTGCGGCACTTCGCCAATCTCCATCAGCACATCCGACAACAAAGACTCTTCGCCTTCGTTGGGGAACTCCGAAGTATTGAGCGTCAAGAACTCGGTATGCGAACCCATACCCGAGTTTCGCCACTTCTCCGAGGAAGGAGGCGAAATCTTCCCCTTCGTTTGAAGACAATAAACCTGGCACGTTTTCATAAATGAACCACCTCGGTTGAATGTTCCTAACAATTCGGAGATAGTGAAGGGCGAGGTTGCCACGTGGATCATCCATTCCAAGTCGCTTTCCAGCATGGGAGAAAGACTGGCAGGGGCTTCCTCCGACAATGAGTTCGCATTTTCCTTTGTATTGAGTCCAGTCATGTTTCAACACATCCCCCGCATTTGGAACTTCTGGATAATGATGCTTGAGAACGGCTGATGGGAACTCATCGAAATCAGCGAAAGCGACTGGTTGCCAGTTGAGGTCTTTCCATCCAACAGAACAGGCTTCGATTCCACTAAACAGGCTGATATATCGCACATCAATTCCCCTCCGATTTTGCCCTCATTTCATGGGGCATCATGTGACGTTCATATTTAGGACAGAAACCTTTGACTCCACACCAGGGCTGGCAAAAATACCTTTCAGCACCAACTGGCTTTGTAGCAAAGTGCTTTCCATTCAAATCTCCTTTGTAGCGGAGATGTGCTGAAACAAGTGCTTTGAGATCGGTGAGCATATCGGCAACAATACCTGCCTTGACAGGTTCAATAAAGCGGTATATCTCATTAGGAGAGCCTTCGATGCCCTTTGTATGATCCCAACCCCAATAGCGGATATTCACGCCACCATGATTCGGTTGCTGCGATTTACTGAGCATATACACATAGAAAGCCATTTCTTTTGCCATGCTTTCATACTTGGTTTTCTTGTCTTTCCATAGTCCTGTTTTCAATTCGTGAACGTGATAGTCGCCGTTATCATCCATGAACAGGCGGTCAATGAATCCGTTTAAGTGAACCTGAACCTTTGTTCCGTTAATATCGAGTTCAACGATTGCATCAACGCCAAGTTCGTTTCCAACTGGTAAAAACGCATTTGGGTTTGAACCCATGAACCGCTTTGCTTCGGACTCCATCAATCGAGATAGGTGTTCAGGCTCGCCCAAATGATAATCTTCGCCTGTCGGCAAAGCGTATTCATCATCCCATCCTTTCTTGAGTCGTTCAAGAGGGATTAAAGATTCAAAATATCCTCTTACACCATCATAGCCATGTTCATTTTTCATCTGTGTTGCGTATTCAACATCAAGGCTACGATCCATAATGAACTCGTATGCGTCATGCACGTTTGTTCCTCGAATCATGTTATCGTTTTCAGGTTCTTTGACTCCAAGCACATATTTGATGAAATACTGTTGCTCGCAGGTTTGAAATGTTCCAAGTGATGATTTACTCACACGGAGTATTTTATCATCGGCCATCTCAGGATGCCATGCGTATGTTGAATACAAATCTCCGCTTACGGGAACTGGTCTTGGTTGAGGCGGTCTAATTTTCATTTATCCCCCTCCTGAAAAAGAGTCGTTTGTTTTGCCGATGGGTAATTTGCTTTATCGCCTTTCACTTCAAGTGTCACGATTGTATCATTATGGTTGCCACCGTGACATACAAGCAATATGCGCTCTATTTTGAAATCGAGTGTCAAACCAATACCGCAGGTATTCCATCCAAATGATATGACTTTTCCACCAGGTCTTACTATTCTGGCTATTTCTTTTTTCCAATTCGACCAAACCGAACTTTTTGTATCATGGAGAGGGATTCCTATTTTATCATACACCTCCTTAATTTGACGTGGGGAATAGGGAGGATCAAAAAGAACTCCGTCAAGGGAATCATTCTCAAAAGTTTTCAAAAAGTCCAATGCTTCCAAATTAGATTGGGCTTTGGTGTTGGGATTAAGATCGTTTGTGTATTTCGCCAAATCTGTATTCCTTGCGAATGGATCAGCCCATTCCTCCCCTTTGATTTCTTCCTCCAAAAACAATTTTATTGGTTGGATTGAAAATGTAAGTGCATTTGGCATTGACCATGATCTATCAATTTTCATCAAAAGACCCCCCTACAATATCACAGGTGATGTCCTCTTCTGGCTCAAGCAATACTTCGCAAGCGGTTGGTTCTTCATCAATGAACTTCTCATCAATACGTTCTATCGCATCATCGCTGTCAAAATCCTCTAACTTCATTTGACCGAGAGCAGTAAAAGAAACCGCTTTGCATGATTTACAATCGAACTTTCCTTTCTTTGATGGGGGTTTGTAGCCTTTCTTGAATCGTTCTTCCAATTCTTCAAGCAAATAACCATCCTTTCCAGGCTTCATGGATCGGAGGCCATGATTGCTCACTTTTACGCTCTCCTTATCCCAGTGCTTGGCTATCTCCCAAAAATCAGGATAGCCACGCCATAGATTCCACCATGATTCAAGCGGTTGCTTGATGCAATGGAAGCATCCTAAGCGGTCAAAGTGAACGTAAAGTTCGTTCACCATTTCGAGTCCATCAAGGTATTCAATGCAATCCTTCTCAGTCCATCCCCATTCAACCAATGGGTATCTGTTCTTGGCGTTGCGTGGATCATCCTCTTTTCCGACACGGTGCGCTTCATCAGCAGCGATTCCAATGTATGCAAAATCCGCTTCCTTAGCGACTTTCTGTAAAGGCTGAACCTTTGCTTCTCTCGCCCAGTAGCAAGGATATGCTCGAAGAGGTGCGCCACGTTGTTTTCCTTTGTTGTTGCCCCTTTTCATCACGCCATAGAACCATTCATCCCAGGTCTTAGGCGAGCCGACCATCTCAAGTTCAAGGTTCTTTTCAGGATATTTCATGTTAATATATTTCATGACCTCTTTCATGTAGTCAAGCAATTCGGGGAACTCAAATCCTGTATCGGCAAAGACAATTCGATTGACGGGCATATCGGGGTCGTTCAATTCCAACATACGCAGCAACATAGCGGTGCTATCCTTACCGCCTGAAAAACAAACCAAACCGATCTTCTCATCCATAATATCAATCATCCGTGTATGTCTTAACGACCACATCATATTCAAGTTTGGCTTCATCAAGACGTTTCTTAACGTGTTTCACAGCATCCTCTCTTGAGATTTCGTCGCTATGTCGTAGCGACCAGTCTAAGAACCAATCATAGCCCTTAGCACCATATCCTGTATCGAAAGAGATTTTGTGGTCATCAATCAACTGGCCTCGGACACGAAACGCATCTTCCATGTCGCCAGATGTGATGGTAATTTGGCAACCTATTTTGACAGAAACCATCACTTCTTCACCCCAAGTAAAAGCAATCTCGCAACATCCGATTGGCCGCATTGATAGCAATAAACAGATACAGTCAATCCCTTATTGGGATCGGACTTGACATCAGGCAATGCTCGCCATTGATGCTTGCAGGTTTGATCCCCGCTTAGAATCATTCCGAATCCTCAGTAATGAGTTCAAGGGTATCTTCTGGATGCTCAAAGGAACCGTCTTGCAGCCCCTTGTAGCCAAACCATTGACCGTCTGTGCCGACCTCTTGCTCAAAGAGGATAACTGGCGCAGGGAGGCGCAGGGAGGTTCTATTGAACTTCAATTGCGCTCTTGATATGGTTTTGCCTGTGAGTTCTCCGATCTCGCTTCTTTCTTGCTCTAAAGAAACCTCAATCAATTGTTCGAGGTCACGCTCAGTATCTTTCATCCATGCCGCAATATCAGCACCCATGATTTCGTTTCCGTTGGAATCGTAAGATGGCTTTTGACCTGTGACGACATAGACGTGAACGTTTAGTCGGCTGAGTTCTTGGAATGTGTTCATGGCTGCTTGGTATCGGTTCTTTCGGAACTCCCAGTTGAAACGGCCAACCTTAGTGGCCGTCTTTCGACCAGAAACCTCAACCGCATCATCACCAAGTTCCAAATCCTCTATCTTCATTGCAGTTCCACAGATATGCAACCAATGATCCATTCCGTCGAAAACAAACGTCTTGAGGTATGGGTTTGGCATTTTACCGTGAATCTTGAAGTATTCATCCTGAGATTCAGCGACCTCAAGCGCATACAACAAATCATCCATAGTCTTGTTGAATGTTTCAGGGTAATTGAAAGGCACACGGCTCTTGGATGCTTTGTTTGTAATCCAGGGGTTGAGGACAACGATGTTCTCTTGCTTGTCCTTGTGATGTGCTGATACGGTGGAATCACCGCCAGCATCAAAGTCCTCAAGGAAAATCATTGCGCCATTGGCGACTTCCTCATCAGTCAATGAATCAACGAGCATTCCAGATTTACCAGCCTTTCGAGGTCCGACAACGCCACAAAGAACCTTGCGGTCTGTTCGCACGTGGGCTGATCGAGCAGCAGCAATCCGCTTCCATGCAGGGTTGGCTGATTGGGGCAGCGACCATGCACCGTTTGGTGCTGAGGCTACGATTGCATCCTCTTCAAGTTCTAATGGTGCTGAATCCACAAGGGCTTCCATTGGGAAGTCCTCAGCAGCGAATCCAGAAACCATTCCTGTTTGCCTCTCAGCAACAGAAACCCCTGTTGCCGAAATGAGGGGGAGGTTTTGAGCCACCTCAGCAGTTGAAGGGAGGTTTGTAGCCTCAGCCTTCTTCTCTTGCTGAGAAGGTTCTTTGTTCGTATCAACGGGCTTCCAATTGTCTAAAAATCCTGTTCCAGTCATATAATCACCTCAAAAGTTGCTTGTGTGGGAAATGTCGTTTGCATCGTCTGGGGCTTCTTTAGCGACGATGGATCGGAGAGGCATAGCATACACGCTCTTTGCATCCATGTTGAGATTGACGCTGCCATCAGTGCCTTGCCATGTTCGAGAGCGAACAATGACCCACAGGCGGCTTCCACTTGCATAATCACGCCATCCACTGGCCTTCTTGACCTGGAATGCGTGTTGCTTCTCAACAAGGTGTCGGGACACATCAACCCAAAGACTTGCGTTGGCATCCTCTCTTCGGAGGCTGTTTGAAGTAAGGGTGATTGAATGTTTGAATCCACCCTCGGTGTAAAGATTCTCTTTCCCTGCGTGGTCAATGTAATCAACAGTTCCACTGATAGCGAAGAGGGGGCCGAAGTCCTTACCAGATGAAAGGATTTTGCGCTCGGCCATGTGATAATCAAAGACATCGGCCAAATCAACAGACGGCATGAAATTAGCAACGAACTGGTCTGGGGCAAACAAAGAGGCGACCTTTGGGCGGATTGATTCTTCAACCCAATCGAGGCCATACGTTGCATCAATGTCAAGTGCGGTCAATTGGTTCTCATCTGGTTCATCCGATCCAGCAGGTTTCCATGCTTTTTCCATTTCAGCCTTGAAGGTGATTGGTCGAAGCATTTCGAGTTCGGCATCAGCCGCACCGAAAGAACATTCAAGAGTCATAGGAGGCAAAGCACCTTCGCTCAAGAACTTCTCTTGGGTGTTGCCGATGAAAAGCCACTTGCGCTTGACCATGAATGCTCTCTTAGGAGAGCGATTGTCGGCCTTGAGCAAACAGATGTGGGATGCACCATTATTGATGGCAATGACCCAAAGAGGAACTTTGTCATCGGTTGCCGATTCCTTGTAAAGCAGGGAATCATCAGCACTTTTCACAATCCATTCGCTGTTTTCCTTGACAACACGGCCAAGTCCAACGCTTCTGTCGTTTTGCTTGATACCATAGCGTAATGCTTGACCCAAGTTGATTTCGGCTGCTTCAATGGCAGTATCACGCTGGCGTTCCATCATGTCACGTGTTCCATCATAGGCTACGATCATTCCGACCCATGTTTCGCCTTTACCGCCAGAACCCTTTCTTCGGACTGAGTTCACTTCAAATGCTGAGGAAAAGAAATCCATGTCGTCTTCTTCAAGATTAGCGAGGACAGTTCCCGCTTGAGTCCATATTTCAGGGTAATTTTCTTTCACGAACTCGGAGAACGCTTTGAGCGTTTCTTCGTCAGTCCATCCTTTTTGCTTGCTAATTCGGGTTAATGCTTCATTCATCATAGGTTTTCACTTCCGTTGGGATTTATCCGAAGGAGGTTGGGTTCTTAAAGCCTCACTAATGCTCTCGATTTGAGCAAGGGCTTCTTCAACCTCTTCGTAATCAAGGGGTTGCGGCAATATACCATTAAGCCTATCCACCATTTTCAAGCCATTTGACTTTGAACTTAAATTGAAGAAGCGAGAGAACGTATGGCATAATTTTGTGATGTCCTCAGTCCGAACAAAAGTCTGTTTCCAAGTAAGACCGATCTTCTCCAATGTTCTATCTAATTCTTCGGTTCGTTTGGAAAACCAAATAATGGGTCTTACCTCATAACCGCATTTGAACTTAGTTGAAAGTCGGCAGCGTATTTCGCCTCTCAGCAACATAGCCGACATCAAAGTATTCATCATATCACTTTGTTGTAAAGCCATGCTATCGGGTAAAAAATCAGTATCAATATCAGCAAGACCAGACTCAGTGCTGATATTGCGAACATCACCATTGTTAATCTCAGCCATCCTTTAATCCCCTCTTCCTTTACAGCCCATGAAGTCCATGAAAGCCATATTTTAGTCAGTATCTCCATATTCTTCATCCCATCTCTTTG